TCAGCCCTTGGGCGGAAATGGATCGTCACCGTAGCTGTTGCGCTCACGGATCTGGCCGTTCCGCCCTTGGATGAGCATTTCGCTCTGCTGGTTGATGGCGATGCCCCGTGCACGGTCAATCGCCTGTTGCTGCGTGCCATGGATGGAGGTGAGGCGGTCGTTGCCTTCTCCCCGCACACCCCACTGATCACCGCCGTTGATGGGTACGACCCATTGGTTCTTTCCGCTCATTTCAATCTCTCCAAAAAATGAAAAAGTCAGGCTCTTGAAGTTGGCGCGAGCCAGGCGCTTCGGTGCTGAATTCATGTCATGACGGTCGCCCCCTTTCCAGTTGCCGCGCACGGCATCGCATACAGTCCAGCGCGCTGCTGCGTGACAACGAGTGCTCCGTAGGCCGCCAGTCGAGCCTCGTGCTCCGGCTTGCCCTTGTCCTTCGACTTGATCTTGAACAGGTCAATCGGCTTGTCGCTCTTTTGGCCAGCGCGCTGCATGATCCTTTCTCCGTCCACCTCGGCTCCCTTGAACGACCACAGCGCTTCGAACACCTTGGCCTGACCATCGGTGAACCGAATCGGCGTGGCATGCACGTCCGGCAGCGTCGCCCACTTGAAGTCCGCCGAAAATGGCCCGTTCACAGGTGCGGCCGGATCGGCCACTGCTGGCGCTGCAGACGGTGCCGAAGGGATGAACGAGATCCCGCCGCCATAGAACGTGAATCGTTCTTCCAGCGCCAGCCATTCCACACCCGAGCCAAAGGGCGATACGCGAGTCATGCGCGGCCTGGGAGTGATGACCCGGATGCTGCTGCCCGCCACGCGCACACGATCCAGCAAGTTCGGCTCATGCAGCACTCGTGTCAGATCTCGGGCCAGCAACACTGGAGAACAGCGGGCGTCACCGATTCGCCAGGCTCCGTCGCCCAAGTCATCGATGTCGTCGCGGCTCTCGATGTCGAGGGCGCGGCGCATTTTCTGCCGCAGCCAGTCTTCATCCAGGGCCAACGCCGCACCGTCGATTGCTTCAACGGGCACCTGGCCACAATCCGGGCACCGGCAGATCCGGCCGCCCCGACCATCACTCCAGACCTGCGCCCGGTGCTGCTGGCAGTGCGGGCAGAGCACAAAGGACTGATCCAACATTGTTGACCTGACCGCTTTGCCGAGCACAGGCAAAGCCGATACCTCTCGTGGCGACAGCGTGGAACGCAGCACCGGCGTGCCGCCCGCGAACAGGCGGCAAACCAGGGCCCAGGCATCGTGCGTCGCCATTGGTCAGTCCTCGAAGGCCGATGAGGAACTGACTGCATCGGTCTCCGGCGGCAATTCCTGGGCACTGAGGGTCTGGCCCTTCTGCAAGATGCCCACCGCGACAAGGTAACCCTCCAGTTGCGCCTGCATCTTGGCGTCGAACTTGTGCAGGTTCAGCCGCCCTTTGCTGGTCACTTCGATGGTGACCACCTTGGGGCGAGTCCTGCCCGGCTCGGGCGGGTAATAGAGATTGACCTGTGCCGCTGTCACCGCCCACTGACCTTCCAGCGGGCCTGGGAGTTTCTCCTTCAGCAAATCGTGCACCGAGCGTTGCTGGCTGGACTGCATCGCCGTGCATTCGATCTTCAGCGCCGTGTCGGGGCTGAGCAGGGTGAGTGCCTTGAGCTGCACCATCGAAAAACCGTCCTCAAAGACCTCCGGCACATCGAACCCGGTGCGCAGCATCGACAGATCCAGAGTCGGCGACTTGATCTTGTGAGCGCTTGCTTTCACGCCCAGCACATGCTCCGCGAAGGCCTCGACCAGCATTTGCTGATACTTTGCCCCGCCGCGCACCAGCGTGCGCACGACACCGGTGGACTTGGCGTACTCCAGCACCATGTGAATGTTGGGGTTGCCGACCCGGCGCTTCAGGGTCGCTCCCTCAAACTCCAGGCGCAGCATCGCCATGTCCTTGACATGGACCGACAACAGGAACACCCCCGGACTGCGCTCGACCAAGTGCGCCACGCTGCCGTCTCCGCATTGCAGTTCGCGCTTGTAGAAAGCCGAGATGGCATGACGCAACGCTGTCAGATTGGCATCCGAACCGTTCGGTTGGCGTTTCAAGCCAAGGTCGTATTGCTGCGTCTGCTGCCCATGCTGTTCCCAAAAGCTGAAGTCATAGGCGCGCTCGAACAGCGCCGGGTGGTGGACGTAGAGCCAGAAGGAACGGTGGACGTCACTTGCACACAGCGCCAAGCCCGCCAGCGCAGCACCATCGGCCACGGCCGCCTCAAACATCGCCTGCTTGCCTGCCGCATCGCCCAACTGAACGCTGGCCATGAGGTTGGCTGTCATCCGGTCGCGGGCAGCAATGTCGGGCCAGACCTTAACCGCTTCGACCAGAAACTGGCTGGTCTCAGGTGTGTCATCCCAGGCAAAGCCATGGGGCACCGGCAGGCTGTGGGTGGTCAGGAAGTCGCGCAACGTGGCATCCACCGGCAGCTCGAGCATCACGTCGACAAAGGTCTTCTTCATCTTGATCGTCCTTTCTGGATCGGCGTCGAAGGTCTGCGACCGATGTACGGACTGCACTGGCCAGCGACTGGATTACTGAACACGAACCTCGCACAAGTAAAGTAGCGAGATACCTGCGCGATTCTGAACCTCAGATTTCCGCTTGTCAATCAAGGCGGCACATCTAGACCTCATTTGTATCTCGCAGCTATACTGGAGGTCTTGTTTTTGTTAACTGACTGTTTTCCCCTACAGGAGCATCGCTATGGCTTCAGCGTTCGGAGCACGCCTGCGACGCTTACGCGAGGCGAAGAAATTGACCTTGCAACAGGTCGCCGACGCGGTCGGCTGTACCAAGGCGTACATATGGGAACTGGAGATGAAGGACGGCCAGCGCCCTTCTGCCGAGCGAATTCAGGCGATAGCCAAGGTGCTGGGCGTGACGATGGAGGATGTGATGGGGGAGCCCGTCGATCAGGTTCCCCAAGCCAGTCCAGAAGATGTGGCCTTCTTCCGCGAGTACGCTGGAATGACGGACGAGGAGAAGGATCGCTACCGTCAGGCCCTCAAAATCATGTTCCCTGACAAGAGCTAAGGCGGTCTGACAATTGAGCGCATCCCAGCCCCTCACCGGTTCCATCGCAGCCAGCACCGTCTTGAGATGGTTGCGGGCCTGGCACGCCGATGGCATGCCGGATGCCGTGGATCTGGAAGTCGTCCGGCAAATGCTTCCAGAGACGCCTTACGGCAAAGGGGTGCGGGAGATCAAGGCCCCGATGGTGCTGGACATCAATAGCTGCGAAGGCATGTTGGTGCGCAACCCACAGGACACCGCAGAGTGGGGCATCTTCTATAACGGCAAGGCAAACCCCGAGCGCCAGCGTTTCACCATCGCTCACGAACTGGGCCACTTCATCCTTCACCGCGATCAGCGGCAAAGTTTCAACTGCGACAAGGAAAGCGTGTACTCCGGCGCTGACACTATCCGTGTCATCGAACGTGAGGCGGACGACTTTGCCAGCAACCTGCTGATGCCTGGCGACTTGCTGCGCGAGTGGATCTCGAACCAGCGCATCGACTTGCATGTCCTGAGCGCCCTTGCCAAACGATTCCAGGTGTCGTTCGAGGCGCTGTGCATTCGGTTCATCAAATTCACCACGCAGCGGGCAATCCTTGTCTATTGGGACAACGGTTTCGTGAAGTACGAATGGCGCAGCAGCAGCGCGGTCAAGACGCGCGCCCGCATTCGGCGCACTGACGATCCGCAAGAACCACTACCCGGCACACTGGCTGCTGATTCCACCGTTGAGCAGGAGTGGGATGGCACGGAGATGTCTGCCGCGATTTGGTGCCCGGAGGAAGCGCCACACATGAAGCTGCGCGAGTTCAAGCACAGCTACACCACAGGAGATCGCGTCCTGACCCTTCTGCTACTGGAAAGTGCTGAACCACGGTCATGGGATCGGTCCTGGCAAGACGGCGAGAGCTTTGACAGCTTCGATCAGTTCGTCTCGAACGGGCAATTGCCGGTACGCTAGTTACCAAGTAGCCATTGGTGATGTTTTTGAAAACGAATGCACTGAGTGTGCGAACACGTTTAACCAAACTAGTGCTGCTGCAGAGTTGCTTAGCAAAATAAAAAAGACTGAACGACGATGATGTCGCTCAGTCCACTGATTGCAGTGCTTCGTTTATTTCAGGTGAGATCGAATCGATCCGCGTTCATCACCTTGGTCCAGGCGGCAACGAAGTCCTGCACGAACTTCTCTTTGTTATCGTCCTGGGCATAAACTTCGGCATAAGCCCGCAGCACAGAGTTTGAACCGAACACCAGATCGACCCGGGTCGCCGTCCACTTGGTGGCCCCTGTCTTGCGGTCCACGATGGCGTAGCTGTTGCGCCCGGTGGGCTTCCAGCTGTAGGCCATGTCGGTGAGGTTGACGAAAAAGTCGTTGGTCAACGCGCCAACACGGTCCGTGAATACGCCATGCTTGCTGCCGCCGTGGTTGGTACCGAGCACTCGCATGCCACCGACCAGTGCGGTCATTTCGCAAGCCGTCAGGCGCATCAGCTGCGAACGGTCCAGCAGCAACTCTTCCGCGCTGACCACGTAGTCCTTCTTCAACCAGTTGCGGAAACCATCGGCCAGCGGCTCCAGCACATCGAACGACTCCGCGTCGGTCATTTCGGCTGTCGCGTCACCACGGCCTGGGGCGAAGGGAACCGTCACAGTCACGCCTGCAGCCTTGGCAGCCTGCTCAATGCCCACATTGCCTGCGAGCACGATCACGTCGGCCACGCTGGCACCCGTGTCGGCGGCGATCTTTTCCAGAACAGTCAGCACCTTCGCCAACCGGGCGGGCTCATTGCCCTCCCAATCCTTTTGCGGCGCGAGGCGGATGCGGGCACCATTGGCCCCCCCACGCTTGTCCGATCCACGGAAAGTGCGGGCACTGTCCCATGCGGTGCTGACCATCTCTGCAATGCTCAGACCGCTGGCGCCGATCTTCGCCTTGACAGCAGCCACGTCGTAGTCCTTGCGGCCTGCGGGCACCGGGTCTTGCCAGATCAGGTCTTCTGCCGGTGCGTCCGGGCCGATGTAGCGCGACTTCGGGCCCATGTCACGGTGGGTCAGCTTGAACCACGCGCGGGCAAAGACTTCCGAGAAGTAGGCCGGGTCCTTGTGGAAGCGCTCCGATATTTTGCGGTACTCGGGGTCCATTTTCATCGCCATGTCCGCATCAGTCATGATGGGGTTGTAGCGGATGGAGGGGTCTTCCACATCGACAGGCTTGTCTTCTTCCTTGATGTTGATGGGCTCCCACTGCCAAGCACCAGCCGGGCTCTTCTTCAACTCCCAGTCATAGCCCAAGAGCAGATCGAAGTAGCCGTTGTCCCACTTTGTCGGATGGGTCGTCCAAGCGCCTTCAATGCCGCTTGTCACGGTGTCACGACCAATGCCACGGGTAGTGTGGTTTTGCCAGCCCAGACCTTGCTCTTCAAGCTCCGCGCCCTCCGGGGCCGGACCAAGATTGGCCGCGTTGCCGTTGCCGTGGCACTTGCCGACCGTGTGACCACCGGCTGTCAGCGCCACCGTCTCTTCATCGTTCATGGCCATGCGCGCGAAAGTCACGCGCACGTCGTGAGCCGTCTTGAGCGGATCGGGCTTGCCATCCACACCTTCGGGGTTCACGTAGATCAGGCCCATCATCACTGCGGCAAGCGGGTTTTCCAGATCGCGCTCTCCGGAATACCGGCTACCCGAGCTGCCGCTGGGAGCTAGCCATTCTTTCTCAGAGCCCCAGTAGGTATCTTTCTCCGGGTGCCAGATGTCCTCACGGCCAAAGGCGAAGCCAAAGGTCTTCAAGCCCATGGACTCGTAGGCCATATTGCCGGCCAAGATGATCAAGTCAGCCCAGCTAAGCTTGTTGCCGTATTTCTTCTTGATCGGCCACAGCAGGCGGCGCGCCTTGTCCAGGTTGGCGTTGTCAGGCCAGGAGTTGATGGGGGCGAAACGCTGATTGCCCGTGCCACCACCGCCACGGCCATCAGCGATGCGGTAAGTACCTGCCGAGTGCCAAGCCATGCGAATCATCAGGCCGCCGTAATGGCCCCAGTCAGCAGGCCACCAGGACTGGCTGTCGGTCATCAGGGCCTTGAGGTCCTTCTTCAGCGCCTCGACGTCGAGCTTCTTGACCTCTTGGCGGTAGTTGAAACCAGCCCCCAGCGGGTTTGTCTTGCTGTCATGCTGATGCAGGATGTCTAGGTTCAGCGCCTTGGGCCACCAATCCATGTTGGTCATGCTTGCCGAGGTGACGCCACCGTGCATGACGGGGCACTTGCCTGTAGAACTTGCGTCCTTGTTTTCCATCTCTCTCTCCTTGGGTTGCGTGGTTAACCGAAAACGCCACTTGCCGTCTGTACTACAAGGCACTTGCAGACAGTTGCGATGCATTAGTTTGAGCTACTATAGTGTTATTGCACCATTTTTGGGTAGCCCGAAAATCATTTCTGGTCAGAGTAATTCAATCTCCACGATAGGAATTCATCATGAAAGAAAAGAAAACCAAAGCACTAGCAATGGATATCGGTATTTCCGAGGCTGACCGCAAGAAGATCGCTGAAGGCCTATCGGCCCTGCTGGCCGACAGTTACACACTGTACCTGATGACTCACAACTTTCACTGGAACGTGACCGGGCCGCAGTTCAACAGCCTGCACAACATGTTCATGACCCAGTACACCGAACAGTGGAATGCCTTGGACATCATTGCAGAGCGCATCCGCTCTTTGGGCTTCCCGGCACCCGGAACCTACAAAGAGTTCGTCAAGCTGGCCTCCATCAAAGAAGTAGACGGAGTGCCCAAGGCCACCGACATGGTCCGCCATCTGGTGGCTGCGCAAGAGGCTACGGCCCGGACTGCCCGCAAGCTCTTCCCCGTTGTGGACGAAGCCAACGACCAGCCGACTGCCGATGTACTGACCCAGCGCATCGACGTCCATGAGAAAACCGCATGGATGCTGCGTAGTCTGCTTGAAGAGTAAGTTGACCAGGCCAAAAAAATAGCGTCAAGGCCGCGCACTTCCGCTAAATCACGTTACGCGAAGTGCCCTTGGTTTCTAGCATGAGCAGCGTTTTCCATCGGAACGCTTGCCATGACAGAAATCGAACCTATCTCCATTTGCACATCACCTGAACGGCCACGGCACGGGCATCAAGAAATCGCTGATCTCTTGGCTGCCGCGCTGTTGCGCCTTCGTGTCCGCCAATCGCGCGACATCCCCCAAAACAGCGAGCACGTTTGCCTTGGCTTCCCCGGCCAACAGCGCGTGAATGCGAACCCCGATCACAACAACGGAGTTCGCCCATGACAGCACACGCAACCTCACCCACGCCCGCATCAGTCGCCGCCCGCGTCGCGGCTATTCCCCATCTTTCGATGGATGATCTTTGGGCTCTCTGGGACGACCATTTCGATGAACGGCCGAATCACCACCATCGGGTCTGGTTGGAAAGTCGCCTGGCCTACCGGATGCAAGAGCGCGCGTTTGGCGGTTTGAAACCGTCACTGCGCAAGAAGCTTGAGGAGGTTGGCGAAACCGGCATCTTGCCCAAGCAACTGCGCGGCGATAGCCAACGCCTACTGCCTGGTACCGTCCTGACACGCATCTACGACGACATTGAACATCGTGTGCTGGTGCGCGGATCGAATGATTTCGAGTACCAGGGGCAACGCTTCAAGAGCCTGTCCGCTGTGGCCAAGCGCATCACAGGCAGCCATTGGTCAGGCCCGGTGTTCTTTGGTTTGAAGGCACCAGCTTCGAAGAAGGGGGCAGCATGAGCTCTGTGCGTCGAAACCAGATTCCCGCAGTCACGCCAAAGAAGCGCTGCGCCGTCTACACCCGCAAATCCACTGACGAAGGCCTCGATCAGGAATACAACAGCCTCGAGGCACAGCGTGATGCAGGCTTGGCCTTCATTGCAAGCCAACGGCATGAAGGCTGGATAGCCGTCGATGACGGATACGACGACGGCGGCTACTCTGGCGGCAACATGGAACGGCCCGGGTTGCGCCGACTGATGATCGACATCGAGGCGGGGAAGATCGATACCGTGGTCGTCTACAAAATCGACCGCCTCACGCGCAGCCTGCCGGACTTCGCAAAGCTGGTCGAGGTTTTCGACCGCAACGGCGTCTCCTTTGTCGCGGTCACGCAGCAGTTCAACACCACCACATCGATGGGCCGATTGACACTCAATATCCTTTTGTCATTTGCGCAGTTCGAACGCGAGGTCACCGGCGAACGCATCCGCGACAAGATCGCCGCCAGCAAGGCCAAAGGCATGTGGATGGGCGGAGTCCCGCCTCTCGGATACGACGTGGTCGAACGCAAGCTCGTCATCAACGACCGTGAAGCTGCGCTGGTACGTGACATCTTCCGCCGCTATGCCGAGCACGGCTCGGCTGCGCGACTCGTCCGCGAATTGGAAATCGAGGGGCATACCACCAAGGCATGGGTCACCCAGTCCGGTCGGGAGCGATTGGGACGCAGCATCGATCAGCAGTACATCTTTACCTTGCTGCGTAACCGCATTTACCTCGGTGAAATCTGCAATCACGAGACGTGGTACTCGGGCCAGCACGACCCCATCATTTCTCAAGAATTGTGGGACGCGGCACACGCCTTCATTGAGAGGCGAAAGCAGGCACCGCGCGAACACCGAGCCAAGCATCCGGCACTGCTGGCGGGACTTCTGTTTGCACCGGATGGCCAACGGATGTTGCACTCCTTCGTCAAGAAGAAAAATGGTCGGCAGTACCGCTACTACGTGCCTTACCTGCACAAGCGGCGCAACGCCGGTGCCAGCTTGGCTCCGCATACGCCGGACGTGGGCCACCTGCCAGCCGCCGAGATCGAAGATGCCGTGTTGGCGCAAATCCATGCTGCGCTCTCATCGCCGCAAATGCTGATCGCAGTGTGGAGATCCTGCCAGCAGCATCCGGCGGGGTCGACGCTGGACGAGGCACAGGTGGTGGTCGCCATGCAGCGCATCGGTGACGTTTGGTCGCAACTGTTCCCCGCCGAGCAGCAACGGATCACACGGCTGTTGATCGAACGCGTGCAACTACACGGGCACGGCCTGGATATCGTTTGGCGAGAGGACGGTTGGATCGGATTCGGTGCGGACATCAGCATGCACCCCTTGATCGAAGAGTCCCAAGAACGTGCCGAGGAGGTTTGGGCATGAATGCCACGACCAACCAGCGCCAGCGCGCCGTCCGCATCGAGATCGGAGCCGAGGCGCGCAGTTACGTCAGCGAGGGGCAGCGGGTCACCTTGGTGCCCCTGACGATCAAGCGCCGCCAGAACCGGAAGCTGCTGATACCGCCTGCCCCCGAGATTGCGGACCGGATCGGTGGCTTCGATGTGCCGATGATCAAAACGCTGGGCAAGGCTTTCTATTGGAAGCGCTTGATCGATAACGGCATCTATCCCACCACCACGGATCTGGCGCACGCCATGAAAGTCGAGCCTGGATGGGCTGCCGAGGTTCTGCGCATGACGATGCTGGCCCCGGACATCGTAGAGGCGATATTCGAAGGCCGTCAGCCACGCCACCTGAATCTACACACCTTGCGCGGCCGCCAAGAGCAACTACCGCGCGAATGGGCAGCGCAACGCCGATTGCTCGGTTTCTCCGACGCCTGATCTCCCTCCGGATACACCCGATGACGGCGAGCCATGTGCTCGCCGTTTGCGTTTCTGCCCTGGCCCATTGGCGAACCTGGAGTTTCGCCGTGGTTCGCCATTGCGTCCCTTAAAAGTTCGCCACCCGAAGTTTGGAATGACACCTGTTACTCAACAACGTCACAGGAGCATTCCATGCAGACACCAGCCAGCAGTATCCCCCGGTCGCCACAGCAGGCGATCAACACCATGTCACCCGGTGATCGCCGCGTGCTCAACGAGAACGAGCTCGCGCAACGCTGGGGCGTTAGCCCCAAGACTTTGCAGCGCTGGCGCAGTGAGGGTCGCGGTCCACGCTACCTGAAGCTGTCCAAGCGTGTCGGCTACCCGGTCGACGCGATCCTCGAGTTTGAGCGCGAAGCGCTGCACGACTCGACATCCGAACGCGCGGCGGTTTGAGGAGAGATGCGATGAATGACATCACCATCTTCCCCGCCGACATCGCCGAGATGTCCGTCAGCCAACTGGCGGCACTGCCGCCCGCGCAGAAACACGAGATCGACAAAAACCTCGACGCGGCAATCGACTGGCTCAAGAAGGCGCGCACCAAGTTCGACGCGGCACTGGATCAGTGCTACGGCGAGCAGGCCCGTACCGCGCTGCGCGAATCAGGCCGTGACTTCGGCACCGCACACATCAGCGATGGCCCGCTGCACCTGAAGTTCGAGCTGCCCAAGAAGGTCAGCTGGGATCAGAAGCAACTGGCCGAAATCGCCGAACGCATCGTCGCCTCAGGCGAGAAGGTCGAGGGTTACCTCGACATCAAGTTGTCCGTCTCCGAATCCCGTTTCACGAACTGGCCGCCTGCCTTGCAACAGCAGTTTGCCGCCGCTCGCACCGTGGATTCCGGCAAGCCGTCTTTCACCCTTTCCATCGATTCGGAGTAATCACTATGAGCACCAATCTCATCGCTTCACTGCGTCAACAGCTGCCGTCCATCTACGGCGAACACCTTCCCGACGAAATCCGGTATCGCCGCGCCGACGGCCAGGACGTCGTTGTCCCCCTCGATGCCGCCACGGTGGATGAACTGGCCTTCGCTATTCAGACGGCCAATGCGGAATCGCTGGCACTCGGTCGCCGTCGCACCGCGCTGGAAGAGCTCCACACCGAGGTGCGCAAGCGTGCCGCGCGTGGAGCCGACCGTATCGCCGACGTGTCGTGGGAGGTCTGATCATGAGCGCGATCATTCCCTTCCAGTTCGAAGCGCATGCCGTGCGCGTCCAGGTCGATGAACTCGGGCAGCCGTGGTTCAACGCCACCGATGTCTGCGACGCCCTGGAGATGGGCAATCCGTCTCAGGCGATCAAGTCCCACGTCGATGCCGAGGATCTCCAGAAATTGGAGACCCTTACGGCGGGTGGCCGTCAACGCCAAAACCACGTCAACGAGTCGGGGCTTTACGCCCTGATCCTCGGTAGCACCAAGGATGCCGCCAAGCGTTTCAAGCGCTGGGTCACCAACGAAGTGCTGCCTGCGATCCGTAAGACAGGCGCGTATTCGGCTACCTCCACGATGGCCGCCTTGCCCGCGCCGACCCACGACCGGGTCACAGCCATCCTGCTGATCGGCGAAGCGGTCGCCAAGGTGCCGGGCGTCAAGACCGGCATTGCGATGGCTGCCACGTTGACCTGCATTCAGGAAAACACCGGCCTGACCACGGAAGTGCTGCGCCGCGCTTTGCCTGCCGCCAATGAGCCGATCTGCTCGCTCAACGCCACCCAGCTCGGCAAATTGCTGAGTCGCTCAGCCAAGGCCACCAATCAGTTGCTGGCATCTGGCGGCCTTCAGTTCCGCAACGACCGGGACGAGTGGGAGCTGACCGAGGCCGGTGAAGCATGGGCCGAAGCCATGCCGTACTCGCGTAACGGTCACAGCGGCTACCAGATCCTCTGGAATCCGGCGGTCGCGGAACAACTGAAGGAGGTGGCGTGATGTCCCTCCCGATCATTTCCGCGCAGCAGCGCTTGGCCGAGCGCAAGGGGGTGAAGTTACTGATGCTGGGCAAATCCGGCATCGGCAAGACCACCCGGCTCAAAGACCTCGACCCTGCCACCACCTTGTTCCTTGATATCGAGGCGGGCGATCTCGCCGTGGCCGACTGGCCGGGCGACACCATCCGCCCTGCATCGTGGCCGGAAAGCCGCGACTTTTTCGTGTTCCTCGCGGGCCCGGACAAGTCGCTGCCGCCGGAGAGCGCGTTTTCGCAGGCGCACTACGACCACGTGATCGAGAAATTCGGCCACCCGGCGCAGCTGGACCGTTACCAGACATTCTTCCTGGACTCGATCACGCAACTGTCCCGTCAGTGTTTTGCGTGGTGCAAGACACAGCCTGGTGCCACCAGCGACCGTTCCGGCAAACCCGATCTGCGCGCAGCCTATGGGTTGCTCGGCCAGGAAATGGTCAGCGCCTTGACCCACCTCCAGCACGCACGCGGCAAGAACGTGGTGTTCGTCGCCATCCTCGACGAACGCCTCGATGACTACAACCGCAAGGTGTTCGTGCCGCAGATCGAAGGCAGCAAGACCAGTCTGGAGCTGCCCGGCATCGTGGATGAGGTCGTGACGCTGGCCGAGATCAAGGCCGACGACGGCAGTGCCTACCGCGCCTTCGTCACGCACACCGTCAATCCCTACGGCTTCCCAGCCAAAGACCGCAGCGGTCGCCTCGACTTGCTGGAGCCGCCGCATCTCGGCGCGCTGATCGCCAAGTGTGCTGGCCAGTCGCCAGCGCCCGTCAGCAGCGGCATCCCCACCACAGAAAACACCACCGAATCCAAGGAGTAATCGCCATGTCGTCCAACTATTTTGATTTCCAAGATGCCGATCCCCAACAGTCGGGCTTTGACCTGATCCCCAAGGGCGCGGTCGTGCCAGTGCGCATGACCATCAAGCCCGGTGGCTATGACGACCCGGAACAAGGCTGGGGCGGCGGCTACGCCACCGAGTCTTTCGAGACCGGCTCCATCTATCTCGCCGCCGAATTCGTGGTCACGGCTGGTGATCACGCCAAGCGCAAGATGTGGTCGAACATCGGTCTGCACTCCAAGAAGGGCCCGACCTGGGGCCAGATGGGGCGCAGCTTCATCCGCGCCGCGCTTAACAGCGCCCGCAACGTCCACCCCCAGGACAACAGTCCGCAGGCGGCCGCTGCGCGTCGAATCCAGGGCTTTCATGAACTGGATGGCCTGGAGTTTCTGGCCCGCGTGGACATCGAAAAAGACAGCAAGGGTCAAGACCGCAACGTGGTCAAGATCGCGGTCGAGCCGGACCACCCCGACTACGCAAAGCTGATGGGCGTGCCGTCCAAGGCTTCGGGCAGTGCAAATTCCGGCGCTCCGACGCAGGCCGCTGCGCCTGCGTATCAGGCACCGACTCCGCAACGCCCACCCGTGACCGGCAAGCCGTCTTGGGCGCAGTGAGGGAGGCCGATGAAATGCTGGGTCTGCAAACGACAGGCCCGGGGATTCGGCCACACCGACAACCGTCACGGTGTCGGCAATCCCCGGCGCTACCCCATCGATTGGGTGTTCTGCTCGCAACGCTGCCAAAACGCGTTTCACGCGCTGTACGGCAACTGGCTGCGGGTCAAGGAAGGTCGCGTCGACAGCAAGGAGATCGTCATGATCGATCCGTCTGATGTCGAACTGGCCGCGATGAAGAAGTGCCTCAAGGCCTTCGGCGAGGCAGCGGGCGAGATCGGGTTCACCAAGCCGCTGGGCGACTACTCCGAAGCCGAGGCGCTGCAAGTGATCGACGCCATCGTCACTTGCTACACCGAGGCAATGGTCGCCCACCACGAGGCAAGCAAGTACCCGCCGGTGCGTGGCATGACGCCTGTGCCCGACCCTCTGACCAACCCGTTCGCGGATCTGGAGGACGACCTCCCCTGGGAAGAGCCGAAGGGGAGGCAGCCATGATCGACTTCAACTCCACATCAAGCATCTCCGGTCAGGTCACCGTCTTGGTCGACGCCGGGATGCAGCAGGCCCGTGCCCGCCAGTCCGAACGCCAGTACCTCGGGGCATCGCGTCTCGGCGTGGCCTGCGAGCGTGCGCTGCAGTTCGAGTATGTCAAGGCGCCCATCGACCACGGGCGTGATGTCCCGGGCCGGATGCTGCGGATCTTCGAGCGAGGCCATGTCATGGAGGACTGCATGGTCGCGTGGCTCCGGGATGCAGGCTTTGACCTACGCACCCGCAAGGCTGATGGCGAGCAGTTTGGTTTCTCGGTGGCAGACGGACGCCTGCAGGGCCACATCGACGGCGTCATCGTCGGCGGGCCGGATGGTTTTGCTTATCCCGCGCTCTGGGAAAACAAGTGTCTGGGCAACAAGTCCTGGCGCGAGCTGGAGAAGAACCGCCTCGCTGTCGCCAAGCCGGTCTACGCCGCGCAAGTGGCGATCTACCAAGCCTATCTCGAACTGCACGAGCACCCGGCGATCTTCACGGCACTCAACGCCGACACGATGGAGATCTACACCGAGGCCGTGCCCTTTGACGCAGCCCTGGCCCAACGCATGTCGGATCGGGCGGTGAAGGTCATTACGGCCACCGAGGCGGGAGACCTCCTGCCGCGCGCCTTCAATGACCCGACCCATTTCGAATGCCGGATGTGCGCGTGGCAAGACCGCTGCTGGAGGACACAAGCATGAATACCTCGAATTTGAATCACGTACTTGGCGAGCAGCTGATCGACGTGCGCCAGGCTGCACTGATGTTCAACCTGCCGTCGTATTGGCTCTCACAAGCCAAGGAGCGACAGGAGCGTCGCATTCCGCATTACCGCGTCGGCAAACTGGTTCGCTTCAAGCCCAACGAACTGGAAGCCTGGATCGCTGCACAGCAGACAACACACGAGGGTGCTGCCGATGCTTGATTTCAATGACACATCACCACCGGGAGAAACGGGCCGGCGCAACGTCAATGACAGCGAGCGGGACGAGATTCGCACTGAACTGATCGCACGCATGGAATCAGTCCTGACCACGATGTTTCCGGCAGGAAAGAAGCGTCGTGGCAAGTTTTTGATCGGGGACATCCTGGGCAGCCCGGGCGACAGCCTCGAGGTGGTGCTCGAAGGCGAGAAGGCTGGTCTCTGGACAGATCGTGCCACGGGTGATGGCGGTGACATCTTTGCCTTGATCGCCGCCTACCTCGGGGCCAACGTCCACACCGACTTTCCCCGGGTGCTCGACGAGGCTGCCGATCTGCTCGGTCGTTCGCGATCAGTGCCGGTGCGCCGCGCCAAGAAGGAAGCGCCGGTTGATGAACTTGGCCCGGCCACGGCCAAGTGGGACTACTTCGATGCCACCGGCAAACTGATTGCGGTCGTTTACCGCTACGACCCGCCCGGGCGCAAGAAGGAGTTCCGGCCGTGGGATGCCAAGCGGCGCAAGATGGCTCCGCCCGATCCTCGCCCCCTGTACAACCAGCCGGGGTTGGCTGCTGCTGGCCACGTTGTGTTGGTCGAGGGCGAGAAGTGCGCGCAGGCACTGATCGCTATCGGCGTGGTGGCAACCACGGCCATGCATGGCGCGAATGCGCCCGTCGACAAGACCGACTGGTCGCCGCTGGCGGGCAAATCCGTGCTGATCTGGCCTGACCGGGATGCGCCAGGCTGGGATTACGCTGACCGTGCATCGCAAGCAATCCTGAACGCGGGTGCAACCACGGTCGCCATCCTGGTGCCACCCGATGACAAGCCGGATGGCTGGGATGCGGCCGATGCCATCCCGGAAGGCTTCGATGTCGGTGGATTCCTTGCCGTCGGTGAACGGATGCCGGTGATGCGCTCGGTCGAGGAGACGCCCCCACCGGATCTGCTGACCGGTGTCGACTGGACGACAGAGGATGGCTTGTCCTCGGCCTTCACCCGTCGCTATGGCGAGGACTGGCGCTACTGCGCGCTTTGGGGCAAATGGCTGGTCTGGACCGGCGTGCGCTGGAATCCCGATCAGATCCTCTATGTATCTCACCTGGCGCGCGGTATATGCCGGATGGCGTCACTCCAAGCGGACAGCCCCCGGCTCAAAGGCAAACTGGCCAGCTCCGCCACGATCTCGTCCGTCGAGAAAATCGCACGCTCCGATCCCAAGCACGCGTCCACCGCCGAGGAGTGGGATGCGGACGTCTGGGCGCTCAACACACCAGGCGGTGTGGTTGATCTACGCACGGGCCGCATGCGACCGCACCGGCGCGATGATCGGATGACCAAGGTGACCACGGCCACACCGCAGGGCGACAGCCCGACGTGGCGAGCATTCCTGGCCGACGTCACAGGCGGCGACGCTGAACTGATTGCCTACCTGCAACTGATGGTCGGCTACTGCCTGACGGGCGTAACCAGCGAGCACGCGCTGTTCTTCCTGTACGGGACAGGCGCGAACGGCAAGTCGGTGTTCGTCAACGTCCTGACCACCATCTTGGGCGACTACGCGGCCAACGCACCGATGGACACGTTCATGGAGGCACGCACCGACCGGCATCCGACCGATCTGGCGGGCCTGCGCGGCGCACGGTTTGTGTCATCCATCGAAACCGAACAGGGTCGGCGGTGGAACGAATCCAAGGTCAAGGCCATCACCGGTGGCGACAAGGTTTCCGCACGCTTCATGCGCCAGGACTTCTTCGAGTACGTGCCGCAGTTCAAGTTGGTGATCGCAGGCAACCACAAGCCATCGATCCGCAACGTGGATGAGGCGATGAAGCGGCGACTGCACCTGATCCCGTTCACGGTAACGATCCCGCCCGAACGGCGTGACGGCAGGCTGACCGAAAAGCTGCTCAAGGAACGGGACGGCATTCTGGCGTGGGCGGTCGAGGGCTGCAGCCTTTGGCAACGCCAGGGCCTGAAGCCGCCCGCCAGCGTGGTGTCGGCGACCGAGGAGTATTTCGAGGCCGAGGACGCGCTCGGGCAGTGGATCGAAGAGCGCTGCCTGCTGGCCAAGACCCACCGCGAAGGCGTGTCCGAACTGTTCGCCGACTGGCGCGAATGGGCAGAGCGCGCGGGTGAATACGTGGGCTCGGTCAAGCGCTTCTCCGAACTGATGGCGGCCCGCAAGTTCGAGAAGTGTCGGCTGACCGGGGGCGCACGTGGCATCACGGGCATCGCCCTCAGACCCAAGCCGTACAGCCACGGCTACCCCTACCGAGATGACTGAGCAATCCGGGCGAGTGACGGATTTGACGGGTTTCCTGATTGACGCGCTACGCGTGCGCGCACGTAAGGGATGTTCTCCAAAGAACCCGTCGCATCCGTCACTGGCCCTTGAACTGGAGCACGACGATGAACACGACGATCTTGGCCCTTGATCTGGGCACACACACTGGGTGGGCATTGCTGCACCTGGACGGCACGATCACCAGCGGCACGGAGCACTTCAAGCCGAAGCGATTTGAGGGAGGCGGCATGCGTTTCCTCCGTTTCAAGCGCTGGCTCAATGAACTGCTCTCGGCCAGCAACCACATCAACGCGGTGTTCTTCGAGGAAGTTCGACGGCACGCTGGCGTTGATGCGGCGCACGCCTACGGTGGCTTCATGGGACACCTGACCGCGTGGTGTGAGCATCACAACATCCCTTACCAGGGTGTTCCGGTCGGCACGATCAAGAAGCACGCGACCGGCAAGGGCAATGCGGGCAAGGACGACATGATCGCGTCCGTCCGCCTGCGTGGCCACACCCCAGTCGACGACAACGAAGCCGACGCCCTGGCCTTGCTGCACTGGGCTGTCGCGACACAGGAGGTGTGACATGAAGGTGCCGACACCCCAATACCGCTGCCCCCTGGGTCGTCTGCAGCCTCAGGCCACGGATCTGGATGCGATCAAGGAACGTGGCTGGCGTGATCAACACATCCTGGTGGTCAACGCATCCGATGAACGTCTGGACTTCATCGAGCGCGAGTTCGTCCGGCGCATCGGCGAACGTCTCTACGGACAGGGAGGCGCACGCCATGGCTGACCGTCGCGCTGCTTGGACAATCGAAGACGTGGCCGCGCGCTTCGAGGAGGCGGCCAGCACCGGACGACGCCTGCCGTCCGTGCGCGTGCAGGGCTACTTCAACACCTGGCCGATCATCGTGCGCAAGGAGTGGGAAGCCTTCGCGGCCGACGAGACGGTCTATCGACCGTTCCCGCCCAGCCCGGACGCCATCGAGCGGATGCTGGAGACGATGAAGTGGGTGCAGTGGCTGGAGGTCGAGCAGCGCCACCTTGTGTGGATGCGGGCCAAGCGCTACGGCTGGCGCGACATCACCATCCGCTTCGCCTGCGACCGCACGACGGCATGGCGGCGCTGGCAGCGCGCCTTGCAGACGGTCACCGACCAACTCAATGGCGTCGTCACGGCGTAGTGATTTGGCGTGATTTGGCGCGGGTGGTCGGCAATGCGCGGGCATCGGCGGCAGTGAGCGGTTTTTGACCCTGCAACAGATTCGCCGATCCGGGGGTAGTATTTCAGCTATCTTCTGGACAGCGGTGACGGCGCGGCGAGCGGCCCGAGGCAAAAGGGGTCCTTCCTTCCCAAATCGCAATGCGGGGGGCGCGAGCGCGGCGCTTTTTTAGCGTCAGGGTGCGAACCAAGGTTCGCACGGTTCGCAGTTCGCACCCCGTCAGTTCGCACCAACCCCAAAACCCGCCCACGGTTGTCGTCGGCGGGTTTTCTATTTTCAGGACACCCTCTTTGAATACGCTCAACGTCGAGTACCGCAAGGTCGAGGCGCTGATTCCCTACGCCCGCAATCCGCGCACACATTCCGATGCGCAGATCACCAAGATCGCCGCCAGCATCGTCGAATATGGCTGGACGAACCCGGTACTGGTTGATGGCGACAACGGCATCATCGCGGGCCACGGTCGTTTGGCTGCTGCACGCAAGCTGGGGCTGGATCAGGTGCCGGTGATCGAACTGGCCCATCTCACCACCGCGCAAAAGCGCGCCTTGGTCATCGCCGACAACCGGCTGGCGCTTGACGCTGGCTGGGATGAGGAGATGTTGGCGCTCGAACTGGCGGAGCTTTCCGAAGCGGGTTTTGAACTGGCGCTGACCGGCTTCGAGAACATCGAGATCGATGCGCTGCTGGCAGATGCCACGCCCACCGAAGCAGAACCTGCGGCGCAAGATGATGCAGATGCCGACGAACCCGATACGACTGATGACGTACCTGACAAACCAGTGGTGGCGGTGTCGCGCGAGGGCGATGTCTGGGCCATCGGCTCGCACCGGTTGATCTGTGGCGACGCCACAGACCCAGCCGTGGTCGCCACGCTGATGCAGGGTGACACGGCGCAGCTTTGCTTCACCTCGCCGCCGTATGGCAACCAGCGCGACTACACCTCCGGCGGCATTGCCGATTGGGATGTCCTGATGCGCGGTGTGTTCGCACATCTGCCGATGGCGTGCGACGGACAGGTGCTGGTCAATCTTGGGCTGATCCACCGCGACAACGAAGTCATCCCCTATTGGGACGGCTGGCTGTCCTGGATGCGTCAGCAAGGGTGGCGGCGCTTCGCGTGGTACGTCTGGGATCAGGGGCCAGGCATGCCCGGCGACTGGCAGGGCCGATTGGCTCCCAGCTTCGAGTTTGTTTTCCACTTCAATCGCAGCACCCGCAAACCCAACAAGATTGTTCCTTGCAAGCACGCAGGCCAGGAATCGCACCTGCGCGCTGACGGGTCGTCCACGGCGATGCGCGGTAAGGATGGCGAGGTCGGCGGCTGGACGCACAAGGGTCAGCCGACGCAGGACACCCGAATCCCCGACTCGGTGATTCGCGTGATGCGCCACAAGGGCAAGATCGGGCAGGACATTGATCACCCGGCCGTGTTCCCGGTCGCATTGCCTGAGTTTGCCATCGAGGCTTACACCGATTCGGGTGACGTCGTGTTCGAGCCCTTCGGTGGCAGTGGCACGACGATGCTGGCCGCGCAACGCACTGGTCGTATCTGTCGCAGTGTGGAAATTGCGCCGGAGTACGTGGACGTGGCCATTAAGCGTTTTCAGCAAAACCACCCCGGGGTGCCGATCACGCTGATTACCACTGGACAGTCCTTCGACGACGTGGCCAAAGAACGTCTGGCCACCACGGAGGCAGAACAATGAGCGCGTCCTGGTTGGCAGACAAGATTCAGCAGTGGCCGACCGCCAAACTGCTGCCCTATGCCCGCAACGCGCGGACGCACTCGGATGATCAGGTGGCGCAGATCGCCGCATCGATTGCCGAGTTTGGTTTCACCAATCCGATCCTGGCAGGCAGTGACGGCATCATCGTCGCTGGGCATGGACGCTTGGCCGCTGCGCAGAAACTCGGGCTGGAAATCGTGCCCGTGGTCGTACTGGATCACCTGAGCCCGACCCAGCGCCGCGCCTTGGTCATCGCAGACAACCGCATCGCGGAGAACGCGGGCTGGGATGACGCGATGCTCCGGATCGAACTGGAAGCCTTGCAACTCGAAGGTTTCGATCTGGACATCACCGGCTTCGACGCCGACGCGCTGGCCGAACTGATCGCGGGCGACGAGCCGGACAATGAGGGCCAGACCGATGAGGATGCGATACCGGAGGTTGGCGAAACTCCAATATCGCGCCCGGGCGATGTCTGGATCATGGGCCAGCACCGCCTGCTGTGCGGCGACTCGACCGTGGCAGAGAGCTATGCCCGGCTGATGCAAGGCGACGTGGCAGACATGGTCTTCACCGACCCGCCGTACAACGTGAACTACGCCAACAGCGCCAAGGACAAGATGCGCGGCAAGGATCGCGCGATCCTCAACGACAACTTGGGCGATGGCTTCTACGACTTCCTGTTGGCAGCATTGACGCCCACCGTGGCGAACTGCCGGGGCGGCATCTATGTGGCGATGTCATCCAGCGAGCTGGATGTGCTGCAGGCCGCCTTTCGCGCCGCCGGTGGCAAGTGGTCGACGTTCATCATCTGGGCCAAGAACACCTTCACGCTGGGCCGTGCCGACTACCAGCGCCAGTACGAACCGATCTTGTACGGATGGCCCGAGGGTGCGCAACGCCACTGGTGTGGTGACCGCGATCAGGGCGATGTGTGGGCTATCAAGAAGCCGCAGAAGAACGATCTGCATCCGACCATGAAGCCGGTGGAGCTGGTCGAGCGAGCCATCCGAAATTCGAGCCGCCCGGGTAACGTGGTACTCGATCCGTTTGGTGGTTCTGGAACAACGTTAATTGCAGCCGAAAAGTCAGGTCGCGTCGCGCGGCTGATCGAACTCGATCCGAAGTACGTGGATGTGATCGTGCGCCGGTGGGAGGACTTCACCGGCCAGACGGCTATCCGCGAGGCAGCAGACCAGGAAGTGTGCGCCAGTTGAATGGCTGGTCGGGCGGCTTGGCCTCTTCTTCCTCGGCGATGCGCCGCAGGATTTGCAGGGTAGTGAGATCGCGCGGCAGTGCCATGCACATGACGCGCACGGCCTGCTCGATGGAGACGTCTGGACGCCGGTTGGCAATCAGCCAACGCAGCGCCTGCTCCCGTTCGGTGGCGGGCGTTTTCATCAGGCAGCCATCTCTTCGCAGATTTCGCAGTGGATCACAAAGCCTGTCAGGTAAGGCAGGCCGCGCGGGATGCCGTACTGCTTACTGGTCTGGCGGCCAATCGTCCAGCCCATCCAACGTTGGGTGGCGGCGTTGATCGCATCCTGCAAGGCTTGGCCTTGGTACAAACCGTTCTGGACGTCGTCGGCAAAGTGGCGTCCGTGGCGGCTGTCGAGGAAGGTCCGCACCGATTCGAGGGGCTGGTGCGTGGCGTCCGAAATGGCGTTCATGGCCAGGGGCCATGCGGCGCTGGCGTGTTCGTTCATCGTGCCCCAAAAACCCCAGGCTTCGTTTTGGGTGGCGGGTATCTGGTTGGTGGTCATGGTGTCTTCTCCGGGTTGATCGTTGCGACACCTGTAGTAACGCGCTGTTCGATTGAGAAGCCAAGCTGTTCCTGGCCTCTTTCTCGATCAATTTCGCTTACCCGAGACGGGCTACGTAGCGGGCGTAATCACCGCCCTCGGGATTGACGTAGAGGTAAGGGCGTCCGGGAGCAGTGACCTCGACGCAGAGGTAGCCGTCGCCAGTGCCGCCACCCTTGCCACGCAGCCAGTCGCGTGACACCAGCAGGCTGCGCCCAAAGGCGTCGAATTCGGCAGGGGTGAGCTCCTTGGTCTCGGTGACGTAGACCTTGTGCTGGTCGCTCCCGCCCAGTTCGCCGAGGTCGGCAGGTTTGCGTGCAAACGGTAGGCGGATGCTCAACTCTTCGACCTGGAGGCTTTGGCCTGCGAACTGCAGAGTGCGTGGGGTGCGTTCGATGGTGATGGTCATGGTGCTCATGGCGGTTTTCCTGGTTTGGCGTCGTCAATCACGACATCTGTATGAACGCGCTGGTGGGGAGAGAAGCCAAGCTATTCATGGCTCCTCTCGCCATCTTTTTGCCTTCGCCGAAACTCGCTGTGCTCGTTTTCAGGCGATGCGGTAGATCCGCTCGCCACCCTTCGGCTTGTCCGAGACGATGTTCAGGCCGAGCTTTTTCTTGAAGGCTCCGGCGAAGGTGCCGCGCACCGTGTGCGCCTGCCAACCGGTGGCGGTGCAGATCTGGCCGATGGTTGCGCCCTCGGGGCGTTGCAGCATCCGGATCACTTCGGCCTGCTTGCTGTTCTCGCGGGTGCGCGGCTTGACCCACGTTGCTTCTGCGGCGGTTACGGCGGCTTCCAGTTCGGGATCGCTCGCGGCCGCAGGCGCGCCTTCAGCGTTGGCGATGATCCGGTCGAGATTGGCTTCGAACTGACCGACGCCCTTCCTGTTCACGTCGGGACGCGGAATGCCCAGGGCGTCGTAGCCTTCCGCAGCGACAAACCAGCCGGTGCCGTCGGTTGTGATTAGTGCGCGGTTGAAAAGTCCGTCGAGCACCTTCTTGCGTGCGCCGCCTTTGATGTTGTCGGGGAACCAGTCGATCTTGCCGCTGGTGTGTTCAGCCGCGTGGTCCAGGATCGCGTGCTGGGCAGGGGTCAGTTGAGTGGTGGTCATGTTTTGCTCCTTCGATGTGGTGGACGGTGATGTGATGAACGCGCTGTTCTCAAGTGAAGCCAAGCGCTTTTTGCATGGCTTCTTCGCTTCGCAATCAGGTGTTGGCCTTGTCTGACGGGTTGGCATTGCGCCCCTGCTCGAGCCCCGCGTTGAAGGCGGCTTCAAGCGCATCGCGTAGGCACCAGACCGCCACATCGTGGAAATCGAGTCTGTCCGAGCGGCGGGTTTCCAGGGTTTCGATGCCCAGCTTGTTTTGCGCGATCTGGGTCAGGAGTTGTTCGAGCTTGCTCATGTCCGTGTCCTTTCATGGTGTTGATGACGAACGTATGAACGCGCTGTTCCAGATGGAAGCCAAGCTCAATTCGCATGAATGACGAACAAATGATTGAAGGTGCCCCGAAGGGGAAATATGGGTATTTCGATTCGTGCCTACGCACGCCACCGAGGGGTGTCCGATGCAGCGGTGCGCAAGGCCATCGCTGCTGGGCGGATCACGCCGGAGGCAGACGGAACGATTGATGCCGAGCGCGTCGACCGCGAGTGGGCGCGCAATTCCGATGCACCGCGCAGTGGCACGGCCACCCGCGCGGTCAAGGTCGCCGTCCCGGAGTCCAGCGGACCTACAGCAGATGGACAAGCAGCCTCATTGGCAACATCCGCAGCAGGTGGCACGTCCTTGTTGCAAGCGCGGACGGTCAACGAAGTGGTCAAGGCGCAAACCAACAAGGTGCGCCTGGCCCGCCTCAAGGGCGAGCTGGTAGATCGGCCGCAGGCCATCGCCCATGTTTTCAAGCTGGCGCGCTCCGAACGCGATGCCTGGCTCAACTGGCCCGCACGCATCTCGGCACAGATGGCAGCCAAGCTCGGCGTCGATCCTCACACGATGCACATCGCCTTGGAGGCGGCGGTGCGTGAGCACCTGCAGGAACTGGGCGAGATGCGCCCAAGGGTGGATTGATGAACATGGACTACGAAGGCGCTGCCGAGATTGAACGCGCGTGGCGCGAAGGACTGACTCCCGACCCGCTACTCACCGTGTCCGAATGGTCAGATCGCCATCGGATGCTCTCCAGCAAGGCATCTGCCGAACCCGGGCGCTGGCGTACCAGTCGCACGCCGTACCTGAAAGCAATCATGGACTGCCTGTCGCCGACCTCGCCGGTCGAGCGCGTGGTGTTCATGAAGGCGGCACAGCTTGGCGCGACCGAGATGGGATCGAACTGGATCGGCTATGTGATCCACCACGCACCCGGGCCAATGATGGCGGTGTGGCCAACAGTGGAGATGGCCAAGCGCAACTCCAAGCAGCGGATCGATCCGCTGATCGAGGAGTCGTCCGCACTGGCTGAACTGATTGCACCGGCGCGCAGCCGGGATTCCGGCAACACCATCCTTGCCAAGGAGTTCCGGGGTGGCGTGCTGGTGATGACCGGGGCCAACAGCGCGGTCGGGCTGCGTTCGATGCCTGTGCGGTATCTGTTCCTCGACGAGGTCGACGGCTATCCGTTGGACGTCGAGGGTGAAGGCGATGCGATCTCGCTGGCCGAGGCGCGTACCCGCACCTTCGCGCGGCGCAAGATCTTCATCGTCTCGACCCCAACGATCTCAGGGGCGTCGGCTATCGAGCGCGAGTACGAGGCCAGTGACCAACGTCGCTACTTTGTGCCGTGTCCGCATTGCTCCCACCGTCAGTGGCTGCGTTTCGAGCAGCTGCGTTGGGACAAAGGGCAACCGGAAACCGCTGCCTACATCTGTGAGTCATGTGATACCGCGATTGCCGAGCATCACAAGACGTGGATGCTGGAGCACGGCGAGTGGCGCGCGATGATCACCGATGGCGCGGGTAAGACTGCAGGCTTCCACCTGTCGTCGCTGTATAGCCCGGTGGGCTGGCGTTCGTGGCGAGAGATCGCCGCTGCGTGGGAAGCCGCCGTCAGTAAAGAGTCGGGATCGGCCGCCGCCATCAAGACCTTCAAGAACACCGAGCTAGGCGAAACCTGGGTCGAGGAAGGCGAAGCGCCAGACTGGCAACGACTGGTCGAACGCCGCGAGGACTACCGCGTCGGCAGCGTGCCGCAAGGCGGTCTGCTCTTGGTCGGCGCGGCCGACGTGCAGAAAGATCGCATCGAGGCGTCGGTCTGGGCCTTTGGGCGCGGCAAGGAGTCCTGGCTGGTTGAGCACCGCGTGCTGATGGGTGACACCGCCCGCGACGCGGTATGGAAGCGCCTTGCTGAAATGCTGGCCGAAACCTGGACACACGCCTCCGGCGCGGCGATGCCGCTGGTGCGTTTTGCCTTGGATACCGGCTTTGCGACGCAGGAGGCCTACGCCTTTGTGCGGGCTTGCCGCGATTCGCGTGTGATGGCGGTCAAGGGGGTGCCTCGCGGTGCAGCCTTGATCGGCACGCCGACCGCCATCGATGTCTCGCAGGGTGGCAAGAAGCTGCGCCGGGGCATCAAGGTGTACACGGTGGCGGTCAGCATCGCCAAGCTCGAGTTCTACAACAACCTGCGCAAGAGCGCAGATGTTGGCGAGGACGGATTGACCACGGTGTTCCCGGCCGGGTTCGTCCATCTGCCCAAGATCGACGCTGAGTTCATCCAGCAACTCTGCGCGGAACAACTGATCACCCGCCGCGACCGCAACGGCTTCCCGGTGCGTGAGTGGCAAAAGATGCGTGAGCGCAATGAGGCGCTCGACTGCTACGTCTACGCCCGCGCGGCTGCATCGGCGGCGGGTCTGGATCGCTTCGAGGAACGTCACTGGCGGGAACTGGAGCGACAACTGGGGCTGGCCGGTCCGCCAGCCCTTGAAACACGTACTGAATCGATCAACGAGGCCACCCAACGCGGTGGCCTCGCTGTTTCTGGCAACCGTAACACCGGTCGGCGCGTGATCAAAAGCCGCTGGCTGTCCTGACACCCCAAGGAGAAAACATGAGTCTTGCTACCCGTATCGAAAGTCTGGTCATCCGCGTCGCGCAGGAGTTCAACGACGTCCGCGCCAAGGCAGGCAACCTGGCCAACCTCACCACCACCGATAAGTCGAATCTGGTCGCGGCCATCAACGAACTGAAAGCCGCCGTGGTGTCGTCGGCGGTGATCGACGATGCGCACGTCGCGGCTACGACCACGTACTCGTCCAACAAGATCGTCTCGCTGCTCGATGCACTCAAGACCGAAATCTTGGGCGGTGCCGATGCCGCCTACGACACGCTGGTGGAAATCCAGCAACTGCTGCAGAACGGCACCAGTGGTCTGGATGCCCTGCTCGCCGCCGTCAACAACCGTGTGCGCTTCGATGCGGCGCAGTCGCTGACCGTGGCCGAGCAACTTCAGGCACGCAGCAACATCGGTGCCGTCGCAGCCAGTGATGTCGGCAACACCGACACTGACTTCGTCGCGGTCTTTGTGGGTGCGCTGGTCTGATGAGCCTCGCATCGCGCATCAGTGCGTTGGCCAGTCGTGTCGGACTCGAGGTCAAGACCAAGATCGACGCAACCCACCCCGGCGTGGCCCGGGCGTGGGTGTGTTTCGGCTATGTCGGCACGCAGGTCGTCGTGCGTGCATCGCACAACGTGGCCAGCGTGACCCGGACGGCGGCGGGTCGCTACCGCGTGACCTTCGCCGTTGCCATGCCCGACGCCAACTATTGCTGGACGGCGCTTGCCCGCAGCAGCACCAACAGCGGCACGCAGCGCATTGCCATCGTGCGATCCAGCACCGACCTGAAGACCGCCCAGTACGTCGACATCAGTTGCGCCACCACGGCCGCATCGTTCGACGACTCCTCCGAAATCAACCTTACGGTGTTCCGCTGATGGCCTACACACAAGCACACCTCGACGCACTGGAAGCGGCGCTTGTCAAGGGCGAAAAGCGCGTGACCTTTGGCGACAAGACCGTCGAGTACCGCAGCGTCGATGAACTCCAGGCTGCCATTGCGGCGGTCAAACGCGACCTCTTCGAGCAGGCCGTGGATACCGGGCTGTGGCCCGGTGCGCCACGCCAGATCCGGGTCACCACCGGCAAAGGGTTCTGAACATGCAATGGTTTGACCGAATGCGTGATCGGATACGAAAAGGCGTCGGCATGAGTCTGCTTGGCGGCACGCCGTTCTATGACGGTATCGGTGGTGGCCGTCGCGCCCTGGCGTGGCAGGTTGGCAATCCCGGTGCGGTTGCAGCGCTGACTTTCACCCAGAACGAATTGCGCGCCAAGAGCCGCGATCTGGTACGCCGCAATGCCTGGGCAGCGGCAGGTGTAGAGGCCTTTGTCTCGAACGCCATCGGCACCGGCATCAAGCCGCAGAGCATGCTGGCTGATCAGCCCTTGCGTGAAGCCATTCATAGCCTGTGGTGGGACTGGTGCGAGGAGGCCGATGCCGCCGGACTGACCGATTTCTACGGCCTGCAGGCCTTGGCCTGTCGCGCCATGCTCGAAGGCGGGGAATGCCTGGTGCGGCTGCGCTATCGCCGCCCGGAGGATGGCCTGCCGGTGGGCCTGCAACTGCAGTTGCTCGAACCCGAACACCTGCCAGCCACGCTGAATCAGGAATTGGCTTCGGGAAATGTTATCCGTGCGGGTATCGAGTTCGACAAGCTCGGACGGCGGGTGGCTTACCACCTGTATCGCTCGCATCCGGGTGATGGTTCGCTGGCCCCGATGTCGGGCACCGGTGGCGTGGTGGGTGGTCTCGACACTGTGCGGGTCCAGGCCAGCGAAATCATCCACCTGTTTCGTCCCTTGCGGCCCGGACAGATCCGGGGCGAACCGTGGCTGGCGCGCGCACTGGTCAAGCTCAACGAACTCGACCAGTACGACGACGCCGAGCTCGTGCGCAAGAAAACCGCTGCGATGTTCGCGGGCTTCATCACGCGCCTGTCACCTGAGGACAACCTGATGGGTGAAGGACTGCCGGACGCCAATGGCGCGGCGATGGCCGGGCTGGAGCCGGGCACGATGCAAATCCTGGAGCCTGGCGAGGACGTGAAGTTCAGTCAGCCTGCCGATGTCGGCGCGAGCTACGCCGAATTCCTGCGCATGCAGTTTCGGGCGGTGGCAGCAGCGATGGGCATCACCTACGAGATGCTGACCGGCGATCTGACGCAAGTGAACTACTCGTCGATCCGGGCCGGACTGCTGGAGTTTCGCCGCCGCTGTGAAGCCATCCAGCACGGCGTGATCGTCCACCAGCTGTGCCGCCCGATCTGGCGTGCCTGGATGGAGCAGGCACTGCTTGAAGGCGCGCTGGCGCTGCCACAGTTCACTGAAAAGAAACGCGACTACTTCGCGGCCAAATGGATTCCACAGGGCTGGCAGTGGGTCGATCCCAAGAAGGAATTCGACGCGATGCTGACCGCCATTCGCGCCGGGCTGCTGTCTCGCTCGGAAGCCATCTCGGCCTTTGGCTACGACGCTGAGGACATCGACCGCGAGATCGCCGCCGACAACCAGCGTGCAGATGAGCTCGGACTGGTCTTCGACTCCGATCCGCGCCACGACATAGCGCCCCAACCATCGGCATTGGGCGCTCCCATGAATGCGGCCGCCACGGTGGCCGTGCCGCAAGACCCACAGGACAACTGACATGCAACTCGTTCATCTGGCGTCCCGCCTCTACGGGACGCCGCTCCTCATTGCGCGTCCCAAACTCGATGTGATCCTCTCCGTGCTGGGTTCCCGCATCGGCTTGCCCGATCTGGACATGGCCATGCCGCTGCCCGCGCCGCGCCAGAGCGCCACATCGGGTCAGGCGGGCATTGCCGTCATCCCGGTGGTCGGCACGCTGGTCAGACGTTCGATGGGCATCGAAGCCGCCTCTGGCCTGATGTCCTACGGCGAGATCGAATCCCGCCTGGACGCTGCGTTGGCCGACCCGCAGGTGGCGGGCATCCTGCTCGATCTGGATTCGCCCGGCGGCGAGGCCTCGGGCGTGTTCGAACTGGCCGAGCGCATCCGCGCCGCCAGCAGCATCAAGCCGATCTGGGCGCACGCCAACGATGCCGCGTACTCGGCAGCCTTTGCCATCGCGGCGGCCTGCCAGCGCCTGACGCTGTCGCAGACCGCCGGTGTCGGCTCGATTGGCGTGATCGCGCTGCACGTCGACCAGTCGGTGAAGGATGCCAAGGACGGCCTGAACTACACCGCCGTCTTCGCGGGCAGCCACAAGAACGATTTTTCGCCGCACGAGCCCCTCAGCCCGCAGGCCACCACGGCGTTGCAGGCTGAAGTGGATCGCCTCTACGACATCTTTGTGAATCAGGTCGGAGAGATGCGCGGCATCGATCCGGATACCGTGCGCGCCACCGAAGCGGGGCTGTTCTATGGCGAGCAGGCGGTGGCAGCAGGCCTCGCCGACGCGGTGATGCCGTTTGATGCGGTGATGACCGAGTTCACCGACGCGTTGGCGGCCAAGCAGCGGTTGGCGCAGCCTGGCGTGGCCCGCGCCTCGCCGCGAAGCCTGTCCACTCAATCCGTTTCAAACCCGCCCCGAAGCAAACCTTTCACCCTGGAGAACACCATGACCGACCCCAAAGACGACCACGAAAACCTTAAGCGTCCGGCCGACACCGACCCACAGGGCGACCAGTCGCAGACCGACAGCGATCTTGAACCGACGCCTGCCGCCCAAGCCGCATTGGCGCAGTCGTTCGCCAGCGGGCGCGGCCAAGCTCAGGCCATTGCAGAGATGTGCCTGATCGCGGGCCAATCCCAACGCACGGCGGAATTCCTCGCAGCAGGCTTCTCGGAAGCGCAGGTGCGCCGCGCCTTGCTCGACGCCCGTGCCGACCAACCCGAAATCGCCTCGCGCATCACCGCAGAGGCAGGAACCATTCAGCGCCCGGAAAACAGTCCGGTGGTCGCTGCCGTCAAGAAGCTCACCGCCAAGGAGTAAGCCATGCCCACTGTCTCTCAACCCAAGAATCTCGGCGACCTGTTGAAGTACGAAGCGCCGAATCTCTACTCGCGTGACCAGGACACCGTCGCGGCCGCGCAGAACCTGTCGCTGGGCACCGTGGTGGGTCGCGAAACGGCTACCGCCAAGCTCAAGGCCATCGACCCGAGCGCCTCGGACGGCACGGAAACCGCCGTTGGCGTGCTCGGCAATGACGTCGATGCGACGCTGATCGACCGTGAGGACGCGATCCTGATCGCCCGCCACGCCATCGTCGCGCGCGGCGCATTGGTCTGGCCGACAGGCATCAGCACTGCGCACAAAGTGGCTGCCATCAAGCAACTCGCAGAACGTGGAGTCCTGGCCCGCGATAGCGCCTGACCCACTTTCAACGCTCCGTTTCACTCCCCCCAAAACCCGCCGCTGGCGGGTTTCGTCATTTCTGGAGATCCCAAATGCAGAACCCCTTTGAAAACCCCGGTTTCTCGATGGCCAGCCTGACGGCCGCCATCAACCTCCTGCCCAACCGCTACGGGCGGCTGGAGCAACTCAACCTGTTTCCGGCCAAGCCGGTGCGCACTCGGCAGATCATCGTCGAGGAGTACGCCGGTCGTCTGAACCTGCTGCCCACCCGCGCGCCCGGTTCACCCGGCACCGTCGGTGAACGTGGCAAGCGCAACCTGCGTTCCTTCGTGATCCCGCACATCCCGCACGACGACGTGGTGCTGCCGGAAGAAGTGCAAGGCCTGCGCGCCTTTGGTTCCGAAACTGAGATGGAAGCCATTGGCGGTGTCATGGCCCGTCATCTGGAGACCATGCGTAACAAGCACGCGATCACCCTGGAGCACCTACGCATGGGCGCACTCAAGGGCAAGATCCTCGATGCCGACGGCAGTGAGCTGGTCGATCTGTTCGACGAGTTCGACATCACCGCGCAATCAGTGTCCTTCGAGTTTTCGACGGCGGCCGACAACGGGCAAATCAAGAGTGCCTGCCTGGAGCTGCTTGGACTCATGGAAGATGGGCTCACGGGCGAGTTTTCGACCGGCGTGCATGTGTTGTGCTCGACCGAGTTCTTCCGGGCGCTGACCACCCACAAGGAGGTCAAGACCGCTTACCAGAACTGGCAACAGGGCGCGGTGCTGATCAACGACATGCGCTCGGGCTTCAGCTATAGCGGCATCACCTTCGAGGAATACCGGGGTCAGGCGTCCTTTGTGCAGGCCGACGGCACGCTGGGGTCGCGCCGCTTCATCGCCGCCGGTGAAGCCCATGCATTCCCGGTCGGCACGGTGGACACCTTCGCGACTTACTTCGCGCCAGCGGACTTCAACGAGACCGTGAACACCATCGGCCAGCCGCTGTATGCCAAGCAGGAGCCGCGCAAATTCGACCGGGGCACTGATCTGCATACGCAATCGAACCCATTGCCGATGTGCCATCGCCCGGGCGTGCTGATCAAGCTGATCTCTGCCTGATGGACGTCGCGACGCTGTACGAAGCAGCACGCAATGCCGGATTGCTCACCGCCATCACGGTGGCGGGCAACACGGTGCACTGCGCCTTCCGCGCTCCGGACGAAACCGTGCTGGATGGTTTCGCGCTGTCGCGGGACTACCAGATCGACTACCCGGCGTCCTGGTTGACGCTGGTTGCCGGGGACACGGTCGAGGTGGCAGGCAACACCTATCAGGTGCGCGACGTACGTGCCATCGGCGACGGCACCGAGCGTCGCGCCTCGCTCTCCCAACTCTGAGGAACGCCCCATGAACTCCATCCGCGAGCGCGTCTTGCGGGAGATTGTCACGCGCCTGGCATCCGCGATTGCCCCGACGCCGGTGCTGCGCATGCCAGCCGTTCCGGTCACTCGCGAGGCCAGTCCGGCGCTGCTGCTTTTTGTCGATGGCGACAGCATCACCGCCCACGCCAACCACCTCGTCGACCGGCTGTTGATCGTCCGGCTTGCCGTGGTGGCACGCGGCCCGGATGCCTTCGACGTGGCCGACCAGGCGCTGGTCGCGGCCCACGCGGCAATGCTCGCCGACCCGAATCTGGGCGGGCTGGCCATCGCCGTGCGCGAGATCGACTGCGAATGGGAGTTCGACGACGCCGATGCCGGGGCCGTCGCGCTGCCTGCCCGCTACGAGATCCGCTACCGCACCCACGCCATCGACCTCACCCAAACAGGATGAACACCTTATGCAAACCCTCTCCATCGAACTACTGAAACCCCACACCCACGCAGGCAAGCGGCTCGCCGTGGGTGATCGCCTTGATCTGAATGACGCGAGCGCTCGTTGGCTGATCACGCAAGGCACGGCCAAAGCGGCCATCCCCGCCACCGATTCCAAACCCACCCGCCGTGATGCCACGTCCGGTGTTTCCACAACTGCAGCCACCCAAGGAGACTGAACATGGCTTACTTTTCCGGACAAGGCCGCGTCTACATCGGCGCACGTGATGAACTCGGCAACCCTGCTGGGCTGACCTTCGTTGGCAACGTGCCCGAGCTGAAGGTGTCGCTGTCGGTGGACACCATCGAGCACCAGGAAGCGCAGTCGGGCCAGCGCCTGACCGACCTGCAACTCATCAAGACCAAGAAAGGCGAGTTCGCCTGCACGCTGGAGGAACTGATCGCCACCAACCTGGCGCTCGCGCTCTACGGCACCACGACCACGATCACACCCGGCACGGTGACCGGTGAGCTGCTGCCCAACCCGGTCACACCCGGCAGCTTGTATCCGCTGACCATGCAAAACGTGTCGGCGGTGCAGATCCAGGATTCGGATGCCACGCCCAAGACGCTCCCGGCCAGCCAATACAGCGTCAATGCCAAGCACGGTTCGCTGGTAGTGCTCGATGCCACGTCAGGCGGCCCGTACACCGAGCCGTTCACCGTCGACTACGCCTATGGCGCGGCGCAGAGCACGGCGATGTTCACCCAGCCGCTGCCCGAGCGCTGGATTCGCTTCGAGGGGCTCAACACCGCCGACGGCAACCGCGAGGTGGTGATCGACCTCTACCGCGTGGCCATCAACCCGGCCAAGGAGCTCTCGATCATCACGGACGAATTGCTCAAGTTCGAGCTGTCGGGCCAAGTACTGGCGGATCTGACCAAGCCGGTCGGTGGTGATCTCGGTCAGTTCGGTCGTCTGGTGCTGCTGTGATGGACGGCTTCAAGACCTTCCCCCCTGAGCCTGTGGTCGTGACGCTGTCCGGCACCGCGCTGGAACTGACGCCGATCCGGCTGGGTGAGTTGCCACGGCTGCTGGCCGTGGTGCGCCCGCTGGCCGAGGAAATCACCAGCGATCCGGACTGGATGGCGCTGCTGGGGCGGCACGGCGATGCCGTGCTCGACCTGCTGGCGATCACCACTCGGCGTGAACGCGCGTGGATCAACGACCTTCAGCTTGCGGACGCCGTGCAACTGGCCGCCGCCGTGTTCGAGGTCAACGCGGATTTTTTCGTGGCGCACGTCGTGCCGAGTATTCAGGGCGCGGCCCAGCGACTCGCGCCGACGCTGCGCTCACTGACGAACTCGGCTGGGACGCTGCCCTCGCCCGCCTGATCCGCGCCGGTCACCGCCTCGGTGACCTGATGGGCTACACGCTCACGCAGGCGCAAGCCTTTCTGGATGCCGACGGACAGATCGAGCGGCAGCAACTGGCCCAGCTGCTCGGCATTCATGCCGTGGCAGCGCAGGGCGAGAAACGTGGCATCGAACAACTGCAACGCGATCTTCTGAAGGACTGAGCCATGCGTCTCTCGCTCACCACCACCGGCTTGCTGGACCCGCGCCAGTTGGCGGCGTGGAGTACCGAGCGGCGTCGTGCCATCCACACCGCTGTCGCCAAGGGCATGCAATCGGGCGGGCGTGAAGTGCGTGATGCGGCGCGATCCGAGATGCGCAGTGCCTTCACCGTCAAGCGCAACAGCTTCATCTCCTCGATGGGCGTGAAGGTGTTCGACAAGAAGCCCGAACTGCTTCCCGCCTTGCTGGTGGGCAGCAAGATTCCTTGGCTCGGTCTGCATGAAAAAGGCGGCACGGTTAGCGGCAATTTGCTGATACCGCTGCTGCCCGGGCGCATCGGCCCCAAGCGCTTCAAGGCGGTCATCGACGGCCTGATGCGCTCGGGCAATGCCTTCTTCATCGAGAAGAATGGTCGCGTGCTGCTGATGGCCGAGAACATCAAAGAGAACGCCGGGCAGCTCAGCCGCTTCAAGCGTGCCGAGCGTGCCCGGACTGGCGCAAAACAGATCAAGCGCGGCCAGGAAATTCCCATCGCCGTGCTGGTCAAGCGCGTCGATCTCAAACGACGACTGAATCTGGCGGGTGGCGTGCAACGCGCACTACCTGCCTTGGCGCGAGCGATTCAACAAGAACTGGACAAAGTCTGATGGCAAGCAATCGTGCCCAAATCCTGATCAGCGCCGTCGACCAGACCAAGACCGCCTTTGACTCGATCAAGCGGGGTCTGGGCGGGCTCACCGATACCGCCAAGAGCGTCAATGGCGTGCTAGCCAACCTTGGTGTGGCTGTCTCCGTAGCGGGCCTGACCACGATGGTGAAATCGGCCATCGACACTGGCGACGCGCTGGACGAGATGTCGCAGCGTGTCGGTGTCAGCGTCGAGACCCTGTCGGTATGGAAACCGGCTGCCGAGCAGTCCGGTGTTTCGGGCGAATCGTTCGAGAAGGGCCTGCGCAAGCTGTCCACAACGATGCTGGAGGCCACAACCGGTTCGGAAGATGCCGCTCGCGGATTCTCGGCGGTGGGCGTCGAGTTCAAGAACCAGGACGGCACCCTGCGTGCCACCGATCAGGTGCTACTGGATCTGGCCGAGCGCTTCAAGGCCATGCCCGATGGCGCGGAGAAGACTGCGCTGGCCGTGCAACTGTTCGGCAAGTCAGGAGCGGAGCTGATCCCGTTTCTGAATCAGGGGCGCGACGGCATCAACGAGCTGGCTGCCGAGATGCAGGCGCTCGGCGTGCAGATGAGCAGTGAGACTGCTGCGCAGGCTGGCAACTTCAACGATGCGCTCGACAAGCTGAAGCTGGCCACCACCAGCATCGGCAACCAGATCATCGCGTCCTTGCTGCCCGCCCTGAACGACATGGCCGGTGGCATGGTCGAGTCTGCAAAGCAAGGCGGCACATTGCGCGCGATCCTGGATGGCGTGGTGCTGGTGCTCAAGACCCTGGCGCTCGGTGCCGCCACGGTTGGCAAGGCCTTTGTCGCCTTGGGCGAAGCCATCGGTGCCGGTGTGGCGGCGGCAGTCGAAGCGCTCAAGGGCAACACCGACGGAGCGAAGGCCATCATTGCCGACCTCAAAGGCAATCTGGTCAAACGGCTGGATGAACTGGCGTCCTTCCGTGACAGCCTGTTCGACCCCAAGCCCATCGAGGTCAAGTCACCCAAGATCCAGGCCGATCCAGAACTGCTGCAGCGCCTGACCAAACCCAAGGCCGTCAAGCCAGTGCAGGACACGACCGGCGCGCAGACCACGCTGATGAAAGCGCAGCTGGACGCCGAGTTTGCGCTGCTCAAGGACGGACTGGCGCGGCAGCAAACTGCGCTGGACGCTGCGCTCGAAGACCGTCTGGTCTCTGTGCGCGACTACTACACGCAGAAGACGGCCATCGAGCAGCGCGAGGTCGATGCCGAGATCGCCCGCAAGCAGCAGGAATTGGCCCGCAGTCAGCAAGTCGCCACCACGGGCAAATCGGAAAATGACCGCCTGCGCGCCAAGGCTGAATTGGCCAAAGCGGAAGCCGACCTCATCACACTCAACAACCGGCGCACGGACATCGAGCAAGCCAACGCCCGCAAGGCGGCACAAGCCGAGCGGGAACTGGCTGATGCCTTGGCGCAGGCGCGTGAGGAACTGGCGCAGATCACCGGCACAGCCACAGATGCCGACCGGCAGGCTGCCATCGAGCGCAGCTACCGCGATCTGCGGGCGCGTCTTGCTGCAGAAAGCGATGCCGACGGCGTGTCGCTCGTTGACCGGCTGATCAACGTGAAGGCCGCGCAGGCCAATCTGGCGGCCTTGGAAGCCCAATGGCGGCAGGTCACCGAGCGTCTGCGCAATGCGCAGGAGGCCATTCAGACCCAGCAGCAGGCTGGTCTGCTCACCGAAGCGCAGGCCCGTCAGCAGATCGTGGCCTTGCAACAGCAATCAGCCACCGAGATGGAGCGCTTGTTGCCGACCATGCAGCAAGCCGCGCAGGCCATCGGGCCCGATGCGGTGATTCGCGTGCAGGCGTGGCGCAACGAGCTGGATCGCACCAAGCTCACCGTCGATGAAATGGCACCGCTGTGGAACCGCATCGGTGAGAGCTTCGGCGGTGCGCTCAACGGGATGATCACCGGCGCGCAGACCTGGCGCAGTGCCTTGGCCAGCATTTTCCAGCAGGTGGCCGACGCCTTCCTGCAGCAGATCGTGATCCAGCCGTTCCAGCAGTGGATCGCCATGCAGGCGCGGATGCTGGCCCTCAAGTTGGGTTTCATCCAGCAGGAGCAGACCGTCGATGCGGCGGCCAGCGCCGCCAAGGTCGCCCAAAAGACCACCGAAACCACCGCCGTGGTGTCGATGGATGCGGCCAAGGCGGGAGCCGGGGCGGCGGCGTCGCAGGCTTCCATTCCCTACGTTGGCCCGGCACTCGCGGTGGCCGCGATGGTAGCCATGGTCGCCGCTGTGATGGCGCTCTTGGGTGGCATTAAGAAGTTCGCGGGTGGCGGTCTGGTCTCCGGGCCGGGCAGCGCCACCTCGGATTCGATCCCGGCGCGTCTGTCCGCAGGCGAATACGTCGTGCGGGCGGCCGCCGTGCGCCAAGTGGGCGTGGCCTTCCTCGACTCGCTCAACGGCTTGTCGGCAGGCCCACGTTTCAAGGGTGGCGAGTTGGCCTTCGCAGCGGGCGGGCTGGTACCGGAGGTGAAAGTGCCGCCCGCGCAGCCGCAGATGAATCAGGCCGTGCGCATCGTCAACGCAGTCGATCCGGGTGTCACCCACGACCACCTGCAGTCACCTGCCGGGGAGAAAGTCATCGTCAACATCATCGGGCGCAATGCACGGGCCATCCGTGCGGCGCTGCAAGGCTGAATTTTCAGGGGAAAGTCCAATGGCACTTCTGTTCATCGACGGTTTTGATCACTACGACCCGCAGGCCGTGGACAGCTTTGGCGATCCGTGGCTCGCACGTGGCAAGGCGGCGTATCTGTCGCCGCAGGCCACCCGGATCAATGGCCGTCGCCCGTCCTCCTATGCCCTGCGTTTGCCAGAAGGTTCGGGGGGTGGCTACGTCAAGAACCTCGACGCCACCAAGACCAGCCTGATCGTCGGGGCAGCCATTCGCGTGGTGCCGTACCAAAACACCTACACCGAGCCACTGCTGCTGGGCGTGCGTGACGCCAACTCGCAGGTCGCGCACCTCGTGAAAATCGGCGAGGACGGTCGGCTCAAGCTCTACCGCTGGCAATACGGCTATGACCAGTTGATCTCTGTCTCAGTCGCTAGCGCTCCGGCGCGCGGCTGGCACTACATCGAGTTGCAGGTCACGCAAGGCACCAGCAACGGTGTGCTGTCAGTGCGGATCAACGGCATCCTGGCCATTCAGATGACCGCGCAGAACACCATTCAGGGCGGTGGCCAACTGCTCACGGCATTTGTGGGTGCCGTGCCCGGCCAGAGCTGTCCGCTCACCATCGACGTCGACGACTTCTACATCGCCGACACCAGCGGCACGATCAACAACACCTTCCTCGGTGATGTGCGCGTCGATGCCTTGCAGGCACAGGCCGATGGCAGCCTGAACCAGTGGACGGCCAGCCCGGTCGCTACCGCCGCATGGGAAGCCGTGAGCGACGAGGACGAAGCTACGGCGATCAATGCGCCGAACGTCGGGTTGCGGCAGTCCTTCGATGTCGAACCGTTGCCGGTGATGGCCACGCCCGCCATCTACGGCGTCCAGCTCACGATGCTGGCGCGCAAAACCGACGCCGGTCTGGGCAAGGTCAAAGGCCTCGTGGTCAGTGGTGCGCAAAGCGCCGTCAGCACCGACATCATCCTGCAGGAGCAACTGGCCTGGCAGAGCACGCTGTTCGAGCGTAATCCGAACGGCAACGTGCAGTGGACGGAGGCCGCCTTCAATGCCGCTGAGTTCGGCGTGGAGTCTGCATGACGGATCGCGTCGTCGTTCAAGACCTCGCGGAGGTTTCCAGCAAGCCGACGCCGGGAAGCGAACTGCCCGCCTTCCAGAGTGAGGTGCTCTCGCGCGCCACCTTTGGGGCGAGCGCAGCCCGCTTCACGCCGGAAACGGCTGTGGCTCCGCTGCCTCCCAATCTGGCGGCCAGTCTGCTGGCGGAATCCTTGGCAGGCCCCTGGCCCCCCATCGATGCACCGATCTTTCTGGTCGAAGTGCTACGCCGAGATACGGCTTCGAGCGCCATCGTCGCCACCGGTATGGATGCCTTTGGCGACCAGCCTTGGCCGGATGCACAACGCGGCGTGTTTGCCTTCCGCCACGATTGGATGGAGCCTCTCGTCGAACGGCTGGAGTGGCAGACCAGCGTCACGCGGCTAGCGAGCGGCAACGAATCCCGGCAGGCACGCCGCCGTGTTCCTCGGCGCTGGCTCACCTACAAGGTGGGTAACGCTCGCCAGTCCGATGCCCTGGTGGCTGACTGGCTGGTCGATCATCTTGGTCAAGCTGCGCTGTGGCCGCTGCCGCAATACGCAGTTCACCTGACCGAAGCCTGCGAACGTGGCGCACTGGCGCTCAGCGTGACGGAAGCGGACGGGCGACAGTTCGGGCCACTCTCGGCCAATGTGCATCTGACCAACGACGGGGTGCAGGGCTGGCAGGAAACTGAGAACAATGGCCGCTGGATTTTGATCATCGCCGCCGATGGCTGGCAGATCGCGCAACTCAGCGATGTGGAAAGCGATCTGCTGTGGCTGGCGGAGCCCTTGGCACGCGCCGCAGCCGTGGGCAGCACCGTCATGCCCTTGGTGTGGGGCAAAGTCATCGACCCGGCGGATCTCACACAGTGGGTGCCGGGTATGGTCGGCGGCAACGTTCCCACACAGATCCAGCCTGCGCCATTGCCTGACCAGGATGTCCTCGATGACCCATGGCTCGACGAGATCCCGATCTGGCCGGATGGCAACTGGCGTGACGATCCGACGGCCGCCGCGCAAGCGACGATCACCCGCCAGGACTTTTCATCCGCAGATCCGTGGGTGCGCCGGGACGATCCGTGGTCGACGACGACTTTGCAGCGGCGCTATCTGGCCAGCTCACTCGATGAAATCGAAATCTGGCGGGCCCGGTTGTGGCGCACCCAAGGCCGTCTGGAAGCCTTCTGGCTGCCCGATGGCTTGGCCCCGATCCTGTGGGTGACCGCAGAGGCCGATCCCGAAGACGGCTTCCTACGCGTGGATGGCAAAGACATCTCTGCGTTCTGGCATCGCCCCGCCGCCTGCTTGATCGTGCATCCGGACGGCTACCGGCAGTACGCCCTGACGGCGACCTGCCATCAGGATCAGGGCGGCGTTCTGGTGCTGCGCTCGGGCCTCGAGGACTGGGTGCCCGAAGGCAGCCGCGTCATTCGGCTCGTGCGCTGCCGCCTCGACCACGACGCTATCGACTTGTACTGGCACAGCCCGACGCTGCTGGAAATCACCTTGACCGCGCGCCAGTTGCCCGAACCACGCGGCAATGACCGTCAAACCTACGAGGGAGAGTAAGCACGATGAGCCAGAACCCATTGCTGGAAGTCGAGCTATACGCCTTCGCCAGCGAAAGCGCGCAGTTCTATCTGACGCCGCACGAATTCGACGTCGATCTGGACGGCAATCTGTACGCAAGCCTGCCCATCGAACGCAACGAACTGGCGCTGGGAGCTGAAGCTGCGAAGGCTGGGCTGGATCTGAAACTGCCGCCGAACTGTGATTTGGTACGCCATCTGCTCGCCAACTCGCTGACCGGCGACACCACCTCGATCACCCTGCGTATCGGACGACGAGACACGTGGGGCGACTACTGGTGGATCTCAGGTACGCGCTGGATGGGGCGGGTGCTGGGCGTCGAAGTCGCTGACGATGTGGCTCGCGTTCGCTGCGAGTCGGCGCAAGTCAGTTTGAAGCGCATCGGGTTGCGGCGGCTCTACAGCCGAAAGTGTTCCCACGTGCTGTATTCGGCTGCCTGCGGCGCCTCGCCAATTTCCGCCAGCGCCTTCGTGAGCAACAGCAATGGCCGCAACGTCGATCTCGATGGCGGTACGCCCGGCAGCGTCAGTGGTGGCTTGGCCGGTGGTTGGTTGCAAACCCCGGAAGGTGCCCGCCACATGATCGTCAATGACTACGGTGGTGGCGTCGAGTTGCTCTATCCGGTGGCCATTGAGGTCGGCACCGAGGTGCTGCTGACGGTCGGCTGCGACCACAGCACGGCCACGTGCGAGTCGCGCTTCGGCAACCTCGACAACTACGGCGGCTTTCCCGCCATCCCAAGCAAGAACCCGTTTTCGACCGGCGTGTTCTGAATCCCTGGAGAAATCGCCATGTGGTACCTCGTCGTCATCGTGGTGGCGGCGCTGGTTTCGGTCGCGCTCGCCCCGAAACCGCCCGAACCCAAACCGGCGTCCCTGTCCGACGTCGATGCCCCAACCGCAGAAGAAGGTCGACCGATTCCCGTCGTGTTCGGCACCGTGCTGCTGCGCGGCTCCAACGTCGTCTGGTACGGCGATCTGGAAGCCGATCCGATCAAGAAGAAAGGTGGCAAGAAATGACCACGCAGACCGTCATCTCCATCGATCACGTGCGCGCCGTAGGCCTGTGCGTGAACGGCACGCGCACATGGTTTGCGCGTCACGATCTGGACTTCCGCGCCTTTCTGCGGGATGGCTGTGACGCCGACACCCTGCTGGCCACCGGCGATGCAATGGCGCAGCGGGTGGTCGAGCACGCCCGCAATCAGTCCAGCCAGCGGGAGCACGGCTGATGGGTGGCAGCAGCAAATCGCAAACCGTTGGCTACCGCTACCGGATGGGGCTGCATCTAGCCCTGTGCCAAGGGCCGGTCGATGCCGTGCAGGAAATCCAGATGGGTGACCGTACAGCGTGGGGTGATGCCGACCGTGCGCCGCTACCGAACGGGCATGGGCTGACCAGTCTCTCCATCAACAAGCCCACCCTGTTTGGTGGTGACGAGCGCGAAGGCGGCGTCGTGGGCACCGTCGATGTGCTGTCGGGCCATGCTGGTCAGGGGCGTAACGACTATCTGATGAGTCGCCTTGGGCCAGCCATTCCGGCATTCCGAGGCGTGCTGTCCTTGGTGGCGCGCAAGATCCTGTTTGCGGCCAACAACCCGTACATCAAGCCTTGGGCTGTGCGGGTGCGTCGCTTCAATGCCGGTTGGCATGACCATGCCTGGATGGGAGATTCCGAAGTCCGCATCTGGGATGAGGACGAAGGACAGGAGATCAGCGTCGGCATGAATCCGGCGCACATACTGGTTCAGTGCCTCACCGATCCGCACTGGGGCATGGGCTATCCGCAGAGCACCATCGGCTGGAGTTTCTGGAATGCGGCATGGGCTTTGTCGAGTGAGGGCTTCGGCCTCAATTTGATCTGGACGCGCCAGCAGCCCATCGAGAGCTTCATCGGCCAGGTCATCGACCACATCGGCGGCATCCTCTACACCGATCCGGAGCAAGGCACGTTTGAACTCAAGCTGCTGCGCGACGACTACTGGATCGACAGCCTGCCGCAGTTGGGGCCTGACGAAATCGTGCGGCTGGAACGCTTCGAGCGCGCCCAATGGGGCGAGCTGCCCAACGAACTGACCGTGGTCTACACCGACTGGCAAACCGGCGGTGATGCCACCGTCACGGTTGAGAACCTTGCCGCCATCCAGTTGCAAGGCGGCGTGATCAATCAGCGCCGCGACTACCCGGGCGTCAACTACGGGCCGCTGGCCGCACGGCTGGCTTTGCGTGACCTGCGCGCCTTGGGTTCACCGCTGGCCCGGATGAATCTGACCGTGGCACGCGACACGCTGGAACGTGCGCCGCTGCCGGGCGATGTATTCCTGCTGAACTGGCCACGCTTGGGTGTGGATCAGATGGTGGTGCGCGTCACCGGCATCGACACCGGAACGTTGGGCGCGGCCGAGTGGCGCATCGAAGCGATGGAAGATGTGTTCGGGATGAGCAACACCGTGTTGTCGCCCCCGCCGCCGCACGTCGAAGATCCGACCATCGAACCTTTGCCCCCCGCCTTGGTGCTGGCCGTCGAGGTGCCGTATTGGGAACTGGCCCGGCGCTTGTCGCGCGCAGATCTGGCCTACCTGACCGACACGGACACCTATCTTGGAGCGCTGGCCGCAGCCGGTGGCACCGGGCAGTTGAACTGGAAACTGGCCACCGGCGCATTCAGCGGCGACCTAGCTGTCGTTGTGGGGGAGGACTATGCGCCGCTGCTGACGCTGAATGCGACCTTGCCTGCCAGCGAGGCCGATGCCATCGGCGTACCGGTGACCGCCATCAGCCAACCAGAGCGACTGGCCGAGGGAGACTACGCCTATCTGGTGGATGCCAGTGGGGCGATTGCAGAGGCCGTCGCTGTCCTGGCCTTCGATGCTGCAAACGCAACCATCGATCTCGCACGTGGCGTGCTCGACACCACACCTCAGGCACATGCATCGGGGACTCGGCTGATCGGTGTCGGTGAGTGGCTGGCATCCGAAGGTGCGGAGCGCGCCCCGGGCGAATCGGTGTTCGTGGGTGCGATTCCTCGCACATCGACCGATCAGGGCGATCCTGTGCTGGCCGCCAATGGGCAGCCGATGGTGCTGGCCGGTCGGCAGGCTTTGCCATATCCACCCGGTCGCGTTCGCCTCAATGGTCAGACTGAGCCTGCCGTGGTGGCCGGTGATCTCACCGTTGCGTGGGCCCATCGCGACCGCACACAGCAAACCGCCTACCTCGTGCAGCAAGACGAGGGCGATATCGGGCCGGAACTGGGCGTGACCTACACGGTGCACATCCGCAATCGCAACGGCGTGCTGGCGCACACCGAAACGGGACTGCTCGGTACCGCCTTTATCTGGACCGCAGCAGTGGCCGCGCTGGATGCCGGTGCGCTGGGCGACCGCATCACGGTGGAGATCAGCGCCGAGCGTGATGGTTTGAGCAGCTCGCAGCCGCAGGTGCGGGTCATGGATCGCGCAGGCTACGGCCTGCGCTGGGGACAGTATTGGGGAGGTGTGTGATGGAAGCACGCATCGATGTTCATCTGCTCACCCTGAACGAACCTGCCGAATGGCGGGAGGCCTGCATCGCCAGTCTTAATGGTGCGCCGATCCAGTTGCACGTTCTGCCCGGCATTCCGGTCCGTATCGGTGAGGCACGCGCGGCAGGTTATGCGCAAGGCACGTTGCCACTGGTGTCCTTCGTCGATCCCGACGATCTGTACGAAGCGAATGCCTTCACACAACTGGCCGACGCGCTGGACGCCTGCCCGCAGGCCGTGATGGCCTACACCGACGAAGCGCTGACCGACGAAAACGGCCAGGACATCGCCGTGCGACGCCTGGCCTACAGCCGCTGGCAGCACGCGAACAGCGCCAGTCATGTGCATGGCCTGATCGTGATGCGCCGATCAGCCGTAGAAGCCGTGCTTAAGGAAACCACCGACCTCAACAACTTCGCCGACTGGCTGCTGACCCTGCTCGTAGCCAAGCGGGGCGGCGTGCTGTACCTGCCCATCGTTGGGCGGCACTGGCGACAGCACCCGCATCAAAGCCACCGCACCGGCGACCCGGACGCTGTCCGGCGAATACGTCAAACCATCGGCCAAGCATTGAATCTCTGGAGATAGACCATGTCATCAACCGACCCAAACCTGGGACTCAATTACGGCTGGACGCTCGGCGAAAGTGGCTGGGACACCGGCATGGACGCCAACCTCAAGCGCCTCGGCGCTGTGGTCGGCCTGTCCGTGAAAGACCGCGACCTGACCACGCCACCGGCCAGCCCCGCCAACGGCGACCGCTACCTCATTCCTGCCGCCGCCATCGGCGCGTGGGCAGGTAAGACCAACCAGATCGCCGTGCGCATCGCCGATGCCTGGGAGTACCACGTGCCCAAGATCGGCTGGCTTTGCTTCATCGAGGACGAGGCCAAGCTCTCGGTCTACAAGTCCACCGGCTGGAGCGCAGGCCTCGCCATCTGAATTCCCCTTCTTCGTACCCACCCGAAACCCGCCCATGTGTTCACGCACTGGGCGGGTTTCGCATTTCTGGAGACTGCTATGACCGAACCCGAACAACAACAGCCTGCGCTCGTCGAGAACATGCTGCTCTTGCGACGCGAGGACTTCGACGAACTGCTCGACCGCGCCGCTGAACGCGGGGCCGAACGTGTCCTGACCCACCTTGGCCTGGAAAACGGCCACGCTGCACGCGACATCCGCGAACTGCGTGACCTGCTGGAAGCATGGCGAGATGCCCGCCGCACGGCGTGGCAGACCACCGTCAAGGTCATCACCACCGGCATCCTGGCCGCACTGCTGGTCGGTGCCGCCATCAAGTTGAAACTGATGGGAGGCCCACAATGATCGAGACCTTGCTCGGTGGTCTCCTCGGTGGGGCCTTCCGACTCGCACCTGAAATTCTCAAGTGGCTCGACCGCAAAGGCGAGCGCGGCCACGAACTGGCGATGCAGGACAAGGCGCTGGAATTCGAGAAGCTGCGTGGCGCGCAGCGAATGTCGGAAATCGGCGCGGGTGCCGATGCCGCGTGGAACGTCGGAGCCATCGAAACACTGCGAGAAGCCGTGCGCACGCAGGGCGAAAAAACCGGCGTGCGCTGGGCCGATGCCCTGTCTTGCAGCGTTCGCCCGGTCATCACCTACTGGTTTATGGCCTTGTACTGCGCCGCCAAGACGGCCGCATTCGCGGCTGCAGTGACTGCAGGTGCTGGCTGGGGCACGGCCATCCTGCATGCCTGGACGGAGGCCGATCAGGCGCTATGGGCCGGGGTGCTGAACTTCTGGTTCCTCGGGCGCGTGTTTGACCGGGTGCGGCCGTGATCGAGGTACCCAAAGCGGCCATCGAACTGGCCAAGCGCTTCGAAGGGTTTGAGCGCAAGGTGAAGCGTGGAATCGAGATCACTGCCGTTCCCTACATCTGCCCCGCAGGTTTCTGGACGATTGGATACGGCCATCTTTGCGACCCGAAGCACCCACCGATCACAGAGGCTGAAGCGGAGGTCTATCTGGCGCGCGATCTGCAGACTGCTCTGGCGGCGACGCTGCGCTACTGCCCTGTTCTGGCCACGGAGCAGGAGGGTCGGCTCGCGGCCATCGTCGATTTCACGTTCAATCTCGGCGCGGGGCGGCTGCAAACGTCGACGCTGCGTCGGCGCATCAATCAGCGGGACTGGACTGCCGCCGCGAATGAGCTGCGCCGGTGGGTCTATGGCGGCGGGAAAGTGTTGCCGGGACTCGTTACGCGACGAGAAGCTGAGGCCGCTTGGCTGCTACGCAACGTGTGATTTCGAACCGCGCAGAAGAGCTTGGCTTCGCCGCCGAACAGCGCGTTCATGTCATCCATGCCAACACGGAGTATCAACCATGAGTAACCGATTCAAGCACGCCGTCATTGACGACGTGACCTCGCGCAACATCGACGCCAGCCTGCAAGACAACCTGCTAGACCTGTTCGAGTCGGCGATGAAGTCGGTGGCCACGACGCTGGTGCGCGAAGCCAAATTCGACACCACCGACTTCGCCACTGCCAAGGCACAAGGCTGCGAGGGATTCACGCTGCTAGTGAGCCGCACCCGCGCCGATTCCCGCGACGGCTGGTTCGGTGCGTTTCAGCGCGACGACGAACGTCTCGACGTCATCGGCCACCTGGAATAGGCGGTTAGCCGATGACGGCATTTGCAAGATTCAGCTTCATTCGCACCACTCCCATGCCGTCACAGACCCGCCCCAGTCTGCGGTGGTGCCTTCGGCGGCACCGAACCCGCCTGATAGGTCGCATCGAACACCGTGTCCGTCAGCCAGCGCTTGAAGTTGGGGTTGTCGCTGAACTGCTTGAACAGCTCGGTGTGGTCGGACAGTAGCTCCAGAACCACGCGGTTGAGGGCCTTGTCGTGCTCCAGCTTGGCGTTTTGCATGTCGGAGTTCGCCTGCGCGTTCTGGTAGGCCTTGTCCTGCGCCACCCGCGCCGGGATTTCTTCGGCGATGACCTTGCGGATCTTGTCCTCGTCCTTCCATTCGATGTTGCCGAACAGGTCGTTGAAGGTCTTGATGATCGCGGAGAGTTTGTCGATGTCTGCCTCCCCCTTGCCGCCACCGCCGCCCGGCGGCACTGGCTCGACGGCGGCGTCGGCGTCGGCCATCGCCATTTGCAGCGCTGCTTTGGCCTCCACCCGGTAGCTGTCCATGTCGATAGTCTCCAGCACCCCCTTGGAAAGGTCTTCCTCCTTGGGCGCGGGCAACTTCGGGATGAGGAAGTTCAGGAAGATCGACAGCTTCTCCCACGTCGGGTGACCGTAGCTCAGGATCGCGGCAAGGAAACCGTAGCTGCGCACGAAGGCCTTCGCCTTCCCCTTGAACTTGACCTGATCGTCCTCGCCGAGCTCGTCGGTGTATTCGACTACGCACGCATCGAGGATCGGATCGAGTTTGTCCCGGTCAGCGCCGCTCAAGTACAGCGCCACCAAATCTTCGACCTGCTGCCAGCTATACACCTGCTGCCCGTCGAGTTCCGCCTTCAGGTCGTGCAGCTTGTTGGCGTCGGTTTCGCCAGTCTGGATGGTGGCGCGGTAGTAGTCCTGGAACGCCGCCTTCACTGCCTCGGCGTTGTCGGCGAAGTCGAGCACGAAGGTGTCGTGCTTCTGTGGATGCGCCCGGTTCAGGCGTGACAGGGTCTGCACCGCCAGCACGCCCGCCAGCGGCTTGTCCACGTACATCGTGTGCAGCAAGGGTTCGTCGAAGCCGGTGACGAACTTGTTGGCGACGATCAGGAAGCGATACGGGTCTTGCTTGAGATTGGCCGGAATGTCCTTGCTCGGAAACCCGTTGAGATCGGCCTCGGTCTTCTTCTGGCCGCCAATCTCGAAGTCGCCCGAGTACGCTACGATGGCCTTGTACGGGCTCTTGATCTCTCTGAGGTAGTCCGACACCTCGCGCCAGTAGTCGATGGCCCGCGCGATGCCGTTGCACACGATCATTGCTCGCGCCTTGCCGCCGATCTTCTGCTTGCCTGCAACCTGCGCGACGAAGTGATCGACCATGATCTCGGCCTTGCGGCGGATGGCCTTGTCGTGCGATTCGACGTAGTGGCGGATTTTCTTCAGCGCCTTCACCTTATCGAATTCCGGGTCGTCCGCCACCGTCTTGGCCACTTGGTAAAAGCTGTCGTAGGGGGTGTAGTTCTCCACTACGTCGAGGATGAACTTCTCCTGGATGGCCTGCTTGGTGGTGTAGGTCAGTTCTTCGGGCGAGCGGAACTGCACCTTGTCGCCGACCAGGGTCTTCTCGCCGAACAACTCCAGCGTCTTGTTCTTGGGTGTGGCAGTGAACGCGAAGTAGCTGGCGTTGACCAGCAGCTTGCGCGAGGCGATGCGTTTCTCAATTTCCGCGTTGACCGCATCCTGCGTGCTGTCCTCTTCGAACTCCTCTTCGGCAACCTTGCCGCCGAGGGCTTCGTGCATCCGCGCCGTGGTCTTGCCGCCTTGGCTGGAATGCGCTTCGTCGATCAACAGCGCGAAGCTCTTGCCGGATAGGTCGCCCAGCTCATCAAGGATGAACGGGAATTTCTGCACCGTGGTGACGATGATTTTTTTGCCACGGCGCAGGTACTCACGCAGCTCCTGCGCGTTGTCGGAGTGGCCGAAGATCGCCGCCACGTGGTCGTAACCCTTGATGGTGCGGGCAATCTGCGTGTCCAGCGCGCGCCGGTCGGTGATGACGATGATGGAGTCGAACTGGGCCGTCAGCGGATCATCCTTGCGGCGCAGCTCCACCAACTGATGCGCCAACCAGGCAATGGTGTTGCTCTTGCCGCTGCCTGCCGAATGCTGGATCAGATAGCGCTTGCCCACCCCGTCTTCGCGGGCGCGGCGCAGCAGCGCACGCACCGTGCGCAACTGATGAAAGCGCGGGAAGATCTGCTTGCGCTTCTTGCGTTTCTTGCCGCTGGCGTCCGCCTCTTCCTCCTCCACCACCTGCGCGTAACTCTCGATGATGTTGGCCAGCGATTCGCGGGTCAGCACCTGTTTCCACAGGTAATCGGTTTTCAGACCATGCGGGTTGGGCGGGTTGCCCGCGCCGCTGTTCCAGCCCTGGTTGAATGGCAGGAACCACGAGGCCTTGCCCTTGAGCTCGGTACAGAACGCGGCCTCGTTGTCGTCCACCGCGAAATGCGCCACGCAACGCCCCAACTGGAACAGCAGCTCCCGGGGCTCTCGCGTGGTCTGGTACTGGACGATGGCGTCCGCCAGGGTCTGCTTGGTCAGCGAGTTTTTCAACTCGAAGGTCAGCACCGGCAGGCCGTTGATGAAGATCACCAAATCCAGCTCGTTGCCGGAATCGTTGCTGTAGCGCACTTGCCGGGTGACGCTGAAAATGTTCTTGGCGAAGGCCTCCGCCGCCGTCGCGTTGCCCGGCGTTGGCAGCAGCTTGTAGAGATCGACGTGGACCGGCCCGTGGCTCACGCCCTTGCGCAGCACGTCCACCACGCCGCGCTTGGTGATCTCGCCCTGCAGCCGGTGCAGGAACTGGGTGCGCTTGATGCCGTCCGCCGCCAGTTCCAGCGTGTCCACCGCCTTGGGCTGGGTAGCCTGCAAGAAGGCCAGCAACTGCGCCACATCCAGCGCCACGTCGCGGTTGTAGTCGGTCGGCTTGCCCTGCACGTAGCCGTTGTGGGTGGCGGCGAAGTCCGTGGGGGCCAGCGCATGGCTGTACTCGGGCTGCGGCACACCGGTCAAGCCGCGCACCACGCGCGCCTCGAACCAGCGCTCGCTGGTGTCAGTCTTCGCCAT